AAGCAAGATAAATAGGCCCAGAACCACCGGACTGCTTTTTAACCAGTTCAGGATAGAGTGAGGTTGGGTTATCATAAATGTGATTAGTAAAGAGAATAGGCACACGAGCTTTAGCTGCCTTAAAGGTTAAAGCACGCATCATAGATTTCATTGCTTTAGCCTTTGTACCCATATCTGCTGCATCCTTACCTTCAGTAACGTCGCGAAGCTCTTTAGCACTTGCTAAGTTACCAAGACTATCAATAGCAATAATAACCTTTAAATTAGGATCATTAGCTGCAATAATCTTATCTAAGAATGTAGCGATTTGGTTACGGCAATCTTCTACTGTTTCTACAGGATAGTACTTTAAACGCTTAGGGTCAATACCAACACCTTCAGCAGATTGCTTATCTACTGCTGCTTCTGTATCCCATACTGCAGCAAAGTAACCTTTCTTTTGTGCATTAGCAATGATCTTATTAACGATAAGTGTTTTACCTGCACCTGAAGGACCACTAAAGCCTGTTACTCTACCTACTGGTATGCCTTTATATAAAGAACCAGAGAAGATAGCATTAAGAGCGTATGAACCCGTGTCGATCCAGTCGCCTACAATAGAAAGAGAATTATCATCTGAAAGCAGAGACGCATCTGCATTTAGTGCGTCTACTGCCTCAAAGATATCTTTCATTGAAGAGGCTTTTGTCTCTTCGTTGTTAGATTTTTTTACCATATAGATTATTCGTCAAATAGCTTAACTACAGGGGTATTTGAGTTAGCTTGAGAAGCAGCTGCTGTCTGGAACATTTGAGTATATTGTAAATTGAGGTTTGATTCAATTTCAGCTGTGCTTAATACAATAGAACTCTTTGAATATGTCCAGTTAGCAAAAACGTCTCTATCTGCAGTAAACTCTCTAAAGAATACTGGATAAAGCTGTACTTGTAGTTTTTTATCTTGCGTAGGTGATACGTTAAGAATAACTGGTTTAGTTACGGTAATTGTTGCATCGTCTTGCTCAACAAGAGTAGCAATAATTGTACGTTGAATAGCGTCTAGGAATACTATGATTTTATCTTGGCTCATATGTTTATATTAATATAGTTTTTGTTTTTATCAAGGTTATTGACGAGGAAACTTAAAATAAGGGTGCTTTACGTCAATAAGACGTTTATCTAGTAACTTTTTACTTGAAGCGCGAGTTGGTACAATATCCCAACCACCACGACGAGCATAAAAGCAAGTTACTAATAGTTCATCTGGTTCTAATAAGTCCCAAAGGCGTTTGTAAGCAGCTTCACAGATTTCTTCGTGGAAGTGACATTCATTACGGAATGATACAATCCATTCTAATAAAGACTTTTCTGTAACAGCTTTAGGTCCTTTATAATAAATGAAAATATCGCCTGAATCTGGTTGCTTAGTAATCTTACAATTAGAGCGTAGTAACGTACTCATACAACGGTAACTTACATCAGTAATTTGATCGTTTACTTGTAGTAGTTTTGCATCTTCGTTAAATACAGTAAACTCAATCTTTTCTGCACCTTTAGTCTTTTCTAATACAGGCCAGAATTCTTGGTTGTAATTATTATACCAAGCATCGCGTTGAACATTAGTTTCTTTGTCTACTGTTTGAGGAAATAACTCTACTTTAACATCAGTTTCTAGTAATAAAGATAAGTCTTTAGAAGCTGTTTGCTTAATGTTCTTAAGTACTTCTTTAGTGTTCTTACCCATTTTCTGCATATTAAATGAATTCCAGTATAGCTTCATTGACTTAGACTCTACAATGAAATCATTTTCAGCAGAATAAACTACTTTAGCAACACAAGTAACAGGTAAACCGTTATCTGTTAATGCACTACATTCATAACCGTTCCAAATGTCGTGACCTACGAAAGGTAAGAAACCGTTCTTAAGATCAAGATGGGTACGGTTACGTTGGCGCTCTTCACGCACCAAAATCTCTGGTGTGTAAGTGGTAGGAGAGTCAACTCTCTGACCAAGTACTTTGTCAATATTATTAGTATTATAGCTCATTGGTGAAATCTTTCTTTATCTCTGTAATTACTTTATTAACTCTTTCTTCTACTGTACCTGATACATAAACAAGTTTATCAGTAGGCATTGAAAAATGCTTAAGATAGAAATCAAACTGTTTTACAACTCCGTCAAAAAACTCTTTACCTGTACTTCTCTCTCCATCATCTTTGATATCAAGTTCAGGTACGACATAAAAAATCTTATCATAAGTCTTTAGTAATTCTTCGTAAACAACTAAAGCAGCTTGATATACGTCTTTATTTACCTGACCTTTTTCATAAAAATAAGTAGTATAAGCAATACCATCTAAAGCACCTCTATCTAATATCCAGTTACCCGGAGTTAAACCATACTCTAAATGTCTAGCCATTACCAAATATTGAGTTAAAGAAGTACCACCTTCATTAATAGGTACATTTAAGTCTTTTAAACCTCTCGTTAAGTTAGTTCTAAAAGAAAAATGATTATCATCTAACAATAATTCATTCTTTAGAGCTTTTACTAAAGTAGTTTTACCTTGTGAATGAGCGCCACAAATTGCAGCTTTATAGTTTGTTCTCATAGTTTATTATTTAATAGACTTTTTCGCATAAAGCCAACCCAATTTTCAATTGCTAGCTTATGCAATCTTACAATATAATCGTTTAAACTATTAAATTCTTTGTAAATACTTTCGCTATAAAACTCTTTCTCAGACACGACTTTACCAGCATCTACTTCTGGTATTACCTCGTGAATAACATGCCCGTGTAATTTGTACGGTTTTTCGAAGTGTTTATACCATACTTTAGCTTGAGGATCTTTGCCTTTTAATTCAGGAAACTTAGTAATAAGACCTGGATGCCCATTGTATATCTTAAATCTACCACAGATCTCTGGTGGTAATATACGAAGATAACCGTGAAGCGTAATAACATCAGCATTTCTAATAGCTTCACGGTATTCTTCTACAGTCGGTTTCTTGGGTAAAAATATAAAACGATCAAAACATCTTTCTAGAAGATCAGGATTAATTTTATCCATTTCTTCAAAGCTTTTATTAGTTATAATTGCATCCGGAAACCTACCAATATTTTTAGATATTTCGTATATCTCAGAGCCGCTCTGAGAGAAAAATGTTTTCCAAGTTAAGGTACGTTTCATATGTTTAGTCGATACCCTATTGTATTATCACTAAAGAAAATAACAAGCGTAAAGTCAACAATACCGTGTTTTATTATGTAAGGTTTAACATCTGCAAGCTCTTTTACCGGGAGTTCTTTATTACGAATACAATCCCAAAAATAATAATCGCGGATATAAACAGAATTGGCCAGTAAGTGAGGATAGTTTGCATGTACTGAGTTAGTTATAGCTTCTAAAGTGGTCATCCATTAACAAAGTTTCTAAACTGAATTAAATTACTTGCAATAATTCTTTCTTGTATTTCATCTGGTACTACATCTAAAAGATCTACTAGCTTAGTAGATTCTTTCTTCCAGTTACCTATTGCATCAGTATATCTTACTCTTTTAATACCATGTACAATAGGAGATGAAGTATCTAGTGTTTCTATCCAGCTATACTCAGGTCCTTGATAGAAACTAAATTCTCTAGGGTGTGCACAACCTAATAAATGGTGAGGTTTATCTTTATTAATAATACCGTCATTCATTAACTGAGTTAAAGTCATTACTCTACCCATCATATAAGATACCCACTTGTTAGGATGCGGGAATAATTTGAGGTAATAAGAATAGTCAAATGATATAGCTAACTTATCTACACCAATTTCTTGATCTAAAGCTACATAACACTTAACTAACTCGCCGTAAGTCTTACCTTGTACAACACCAATAGTTTTAGAATTACTAACAAAGTCCCATTCTTTCCATAAGCATTTCTTAGCTGAATCTATAGTACCCTGACAGTCTTCTAATACGTCTGGTATAATATATTCTGTAGGATTTAGTTTTTGTATCCAGTGTGCATAGCGTTTAGGGTCAAAAGAGGTACCTAACTCAAATATAGAGTTATCTAGCAAAACATGGCGGCCCATTTTAACACTATCTTCAAAGAACTTATAGTATTGCGGGTGAGTTTCAAAGAGGTGCACGAGTGCATAGCAGTAATCGTTGTATGTACGAGAGATCTCGAGCATACTTAAAGGAGATTCGTGAGATATTTTAATCATGTGAATAAGTCGAATAGGTCTGTTGTTACTTCGTTAGTTAAATCTGGTAATCGCCATCCAATAGCTTCATATACAGCTAATATAGGCGGTTTAATTATTGTATCAAACATTTCAATATAGTCTACTTGAAACTCATTAAATTCTGGTGGAAAGTTGTAAGGATAGCAAAGAGTATCGATATTATACTTGTTTGGTGCAATATAAATCTTCTTTACTTTGCCACCAGAAGTAATCCGTTCGTATTTTGTTTCTAGCTTCAAATGCTTCAACAAATGATTGTACCATAAAGCACCCTTAACGTGATTTGGAGTACCTGTACCGATTTTAAAGCCATCTGCTTTAACTTCGTATTTCTCTAAATCACTGAGACCACCACGAATAGCTATTTCATCAACAGGTAACAGTTTAAAAGCATCATAAACCTCTTTATAAAGACTGTTTGCTTTTATTTGATCCTGACCTAACAAAGAGTTCTCAATAACCTTCTTAATCAGTTCTTTTGCTTTCTTAGGTGTAGTAGATCTAGCGATTTCAACCCCGACATATTTAAACTTATTAACGTTTGCACCTTCATCGTTTAGTACATGAATAATGTAACGTTTTTTCTGTAGATAAACACCTACATCACAAATCGATTCACGTTTAAAGAAGTAACGAGGATCGGTAGACTTAAATTCTGCAGCAGACCAACGTTTAATTTCGTTATTTAAGTATGTACCAATATCTTTATCAATTAAATCTAAACCTTCTGGAGTTACTTTACCGTTAGCAAATAACTTTATCTTAAGCTTATCAACAATCGGTTGAATAGTAACATGAGTACTGTCAGTATCACCATATATGTTAAGAGAAACGTCAACATTGTATTTTTCTTTAGCATATGTATCAAGGATGACACCTGCCTGCTTAACCACTGACTGCCCAGTAAGAGTAATACTACCGGCATGATCGCTATCGCAAATAGGACTAAACTTATTAGCAAAAACCCCGTAAATAGAATTGAGAAGAATCTTAATGACGTGCTGGATGGTGTCAGCTCGTTCCATATTAAACTTACACGTTTTATATTCATCAGTATCTGGGGTTAAATTACTTAGTTGTTTCTTATAATCAATGTACTGGTTCTTATTTCTTACACGCTCACTATAAAGACCGTCAATTAACGAAGGTACTACACCTTTCTTTTTCTGAGTATACAAAACATTAGCTTTAGATATAGCTAACTTTTCTATATCCATCAACTTTTCAAGTTTTTCATTAGGCACTGTCTTTTCAGAACCGTTAGCTAATAATAGTGTTGTCTCTGTGTCAGATTTACGTAAGATCTTACCTATCTTAGTCTCAGGTGAGATATTAAGAGTAATAATAGTGTTAGGGTATAGAGAGTTAGCGTCATAACTCACGATAGAGGTCTTTAAACCACGTTCTGGATCTCTAACATAACCACCTTCAATTTCATCTCTAGTAGGACCAGACACAAACGTTGGTATAACTAAGCCGTGTTTATATGCTTCTAAAGCAACACAACCGGTAACAATCTGAACTTTACCTAGTGCAGCTTCAAAGCTAGTTAACCCTTTATAAGCTAACATACGAATGATCTTAAAGAACTGCAATTTCTTTTCCATTCGTACTAACAGGTCAACGTCTTGAATATTATAGTCTACAAAGTTATTCCAATCATTTTCAGATAAAGAAGCTAAGTTAGTAGCATTGATAGCTAGTTTACCTTCACCTAACTCATGTTGTGCTACAAAGTTTAGTGCATATGACTCTAATAAACCACGCGCAAAGCCTTTATATACTTCAAGATAGTCCATTGCAGACATACCATGAATATACCAACGATCTAACTCTTGTCCTTTAACGAAAATACCTTTACGGCACCAAAGACTTTTTAACGGTGATAAACGTTTAGCAGCGTTTTCACCTAATAAGTTATTGATACGGTTAATAGTATAAGGAAAGTCGAAAAAGTCTGTGTTCCAACCAGATAAGATATCTGGGTAGTAATCGTTTTCCCAAAATTCTAGAAACTTATTAAGTAGATCTATTTCGCCGCTACATTCTGTGTATACAACGTTCTTACGAGACGGGGTATAAGGTTTACAACCCCAGGTATAAAACGTTTCAGATAAGTTATCATATATCGTTATAAGATTGATAGGATGCTTAGCATCCTTAGCTTCAGGAAACTCATCTGGAGAATAGACTTCGATATCTAGAAAACAAACCTTTAAAGGGTTAGCAGAAAACTCAGGTTTCTCGTATTCATCTTTAAACTTCTCAATAAGAAACTGTTGTTCTACCTGAATATTATGAAATAGTCTCTTAATAGCACCATCCTGTGCAGCCTTATTACGTTCGAAGGCATTAGGAAAGACTTTCTTTTTTAGTTTAGTCTTAAAAATAGACAAAGCATCAGCATTGTCCTGATTAGTCTCTATGTAGAAATAGGGACTATAAGGTTCCTTTTTAACTACCCGTTTACCGTTTTTATCCCAGGTAAATAGATATGCTAATGCTTCTCTTGAATTGTAATATACGTTACGATACACAAAACATATTATGTACCATCTTACAAACTAATCAAGAAGGAAAGTAAACTTTCATGTGCTCGTCAATATGATCTTCAAGCCAGTATTGAGTTGCTACTTTACGTGCATGATCCGATTCAGTTAAGTATTGTTTGCGGTTATTGCAAAGCTTCTTAACTAAATCCATCATTTCATCCGGGGTATCAAACCTTAAAGGTGCAACTGGGTCTGTATTATATGGTGGTGCATCTTGACACAAGCAAGGTACACCTAACGCACCAGCTTCAAGATACTTGATAGGTGCTTTTGCATAATTAAACTTGTTATTTTGTAAAGGTGCAAATGCTAAATTAAGCTTTAATGCATCAAATGCATAACTATAATCATATAATGATCTCCATGGAGTGTATTCAATATCTCCAGAACGTACTAAATCTTGTAGTTCGTACGGAACACCACCCATGAATACCCACTTATACTGTTTATATGTTTTACGTATAATAGGTATATACGGATCAATATCATCTTGTATACCAGGTAATCTATCAACATTTAAGTGTGTAGGGCTACCAACGTAACCGATACGCGGTCTCTTTACATTATAATCAAAGTTGTCAACTACTTTCTTTTTATCGTAAAAACGATCTATCCAAAACTTAGGTAAATAATTAGGTACTACTATTGCAGGTACACCTGTTTTTTCAGTGTAGTAGTCTGCCATAAACTTAGTAGGACATGTAATAGCGTCGCAATGCTTAATAATCTCAACTGCTGTTTTCGCAATAATAGGATCAACGAAAGCTTGTCTAGATTTATTATATAACGGGATGTCTTCAGGGAAAATAACATCGTCAATCTCATAATAGAGTTTAAACTTATTACCTTTATTAGATGTATCTCTTAAAAACTTTACAAACTGCAATTGAGGTTCAGTGACTTGTCGTTGTATCTTTACAGATTTTACGTTAGCATAATAACGCGGATCTAAAAGCATCATTGTAGAGTTAGTAATAACTCCTTTACCAGATGAGTTAATTAAAGCCTCTGGCCAGTGTATACGCCAAAAACCACAACCACCATGGTCAGCAGCAAAACTAATAGCCATGTTAGCTGGTGGGTTAGGAGATGCAGAAGGTGCTGGTGGAGTTTCAGGTGCCTGAAGTGGTGACCCAAAAACAGGTGCTCCAATTGGAAGTTGAGGTGCTCCGAGAACGAAGGAATTATTCATTATTAAAAGTTGTTGATCTTACTGTTATACCGTTTTTCTTTTCAAGATAGACTATTTCACCGCTTGTACAGTATTTCATACTTTCCTTACGGTGTGATATTATATATATTGCCTCTTGGTATTTTTCAACTCTTTCACGTATTATATCCAATACCAATTCAATACCTTTCTCATCTAATGACGAATCTAATAATTCATCGAATACAGATATGTTTAACCATACGTTAGCTTGTGCTCTACGGATATCTTGAAACGTAAAAATCATTGCAAGATCTATAGCTTTACGTTCTGCTCCAGAAAAATTAAAATAACTACATTCAACTCCACGCTCGTTTGTAATAGTTTCTTCAAAGAACTCATTAAACTTAACCATACTATTACTTTCGAGTTTTTTGAGATAAAATGCTAATCTTATGTTTAGTACTTCAAGTATCTTCTTAACAATAAACGATTTTACACCTTCTTCAGAAGCAATAAACTTAGCAGATTCAATTACATCAATCTTATCTTGTAAATCGGTAATTTTTACCTTTATATCAGCGATACGAGTTTCAATATTCCTTATACTCTCAATGAATGCATTATCGTTATGATCTAATGCTTCAATATCTACTTTGAGAGATGATTGCCACTCATTTAATTGCTTAATACGAGAGTTAATGTTCTCGACTTCTTTTTTACGTACATTAAAATCGCTTACCTTCTTCTGAGTGTTTGTAATATGAGTCTCTACTTTATTTAACTGTTCTTGTGCTTCAACTAAAAGAGGCTTCTGAGTGTTAATAACTTCTGTATACTTTTGTATTTCAGCCTGACATTCAGATTTATCTTTTTCATATTGAACGTTAGTAGCTTCAGCTAGATCTTTACCACAATGAGGACATTTACTATCAATCTTTTTAAGTTTTTTAATACGGTCATTGTTAAGCTTAATATGTGTTTCTGCTTCAGTAATAAGTCTGTTGATACTAGCTATTTTTTTATCACATAGACCTTCAGCAGTTTTAAGTGCTGACATATTATCAAGTATCTTTTTTTCAGCTACTGTATCTACAGAATCGAGTTTATTAATCTTTTCGTTTAATAAAGCAAGCTCCTGCTCGTTGTTACGTTGACGAGTTAAAAGTACATCTTTACGCTTTTTCTTGTTCTCTTCATAAACATCTTTTTGTTTAATGTTTTCTTGATATGCCCGCTCAGTTTCATCTGCTTTTGTCATCTCGATATCAAGATAACGCTTAGTATCATTGAATTCAGAGCGTGCAATATTTAACATATTACCGAATACCTCTAAACCAAGAATACCTTCAATAAACTTACGTTTTTCTACTTTCTTTTGCGCCATAAACGGTACAGTACTGTTTATGGTCATTACAACACTATTTTGAAATACTTCTGATGAAGTATTAATTATATCTATAATGTATTCTGTAGTTTGCGGTACACCGGAACGAGTTTTATCTTCACCGTTAATATATAAGAAACACTTAGTAGGATTAAGTGTACGAGTAATTTTATACTCTGTTTTATTATGATTCTCTTCAACTACAAATTGTAGTTCTACTTCACATAAATCCTCTGGAAACAGATTGTTTACTATATTCTCTTTCTTAAGATCTCTGATAGTAGTACCATACAATGCAAAATGTATAGCATCAGTAATAGTGGACTTACCTACACCATTAGCACGGTCACTTTTATCGTAGTTCTTACCAGTGATAATGTTTAATCCTGGCTTAAAATCAATAACAACCGGTCTTTTACCTACAGACAGGAAATTAGTAATTTTTATATTTTTAAAGAAAACGTACTGCATTAGTTACAATATTATATTAATATTGTACTTTTTCTACTTAAATCTTGCTCGAAAGGAACTTAGCAATACTTTCAGCTCTCTTTTTATATGTATGTTTTTTAGATAAAAGATAGCCTCGATTAGCTATATCACTTACAAGTGCAGGATGAGTAAACGCTTGCTCGACTAAATCCTTTATATGATTTATATCATTATTGTATAGAAAGCAGTTTTCTCCATGTACAAATCCTAGATCTTTATATGCAGGATTATTATCAGACATTAACATAGCACCACAAGCAATAGTTTCAAAGCTTCTATAGTTAGTATCGTTTGCTATGTTTTTATTAAAACCAATAGTGAACCTATTGAGTAGATTTACCATTTCATCTCCAAAAACCTGTATACATTGTTTAAGACCGAAATTATTGGTCATAAAATCTAAGAGATCTTTTCTGTTTACATAGTTGCCTACAAACCCCATATGTATATCTCTCTTTAAACCTTTGTTTACAAATAGTTCTTCATCCACTGCAGGAGGTAGCCATGCTTTATTTTCTCCGGAAGAAAAATCTCTTACAGCAACAAATAGAAAGTTATAACCTTGTAGTTTTACAATCTGTTCATATGGTTGTATACCTCTACAATGAGGATCAACTGCATAAAGTATCTTATACGGTTTCTTATACTGATTAAGATCGGGTAACCAGTGATCACCGTAATTTTCGCAATTTAAAATTACATCATAACTATTAAAATCCGGTATCTGATTATAATTACTATGACCTAAACCCCATGCATCTGCTTCCCAACCGATACTTTTAAATGCGCGTTGAAAACATAAACATTCTCTATAAAGAACGTTTTCTGCATGTCTGCTATATTCTTGTATAATTAGTATTTTCATCCGATATAATATCTTCTTCTATGATGTTGAAATAGCTGTCCGTATGAGCTTTTATTGAGAGCTTTATTACCCCATTCCGATGGATCTCTATGTATAGTAATCTTGTATCTAATACTCAATAAAGAGAGAATTGATTGATCATGTCTATGATCTCTAAATGCAGTGTTAAAGTTTTCTGTAATATTAGGTGCATCAGAGATTAAATTATAATTTGAACAAAGATCTGCAAATTGTTTAAAGAATTTAATACTAAATTCTGTTTTACGAAACACAATATAAGATGCGTTTACTTGATCTCCGTTAATATATTCAGGTGACTTTAAATTAAGAATATTAAAACAATCAGATTTAGTCCATTGTGCATTTTTCCAGATACTACCATCATCTGTACCGTCTCTATTATCAAATAGTATTATACCTTTCTCATCATTAGCGCATAGTTCATATAATGGTTTAATATCTCTAATTAATAGATTACCTGCATCAACAAACATAAAAACATCATCATCGGATGCTGTTTCAAGCATTTTGTTAATAAAATATGACTTCCATATCCAGTACCCGAAACCTCTTCTATCTCTAAAATGCTGTACATGTTTTGCATAGAAATCAGATGGTATATCTGATTCTTTAAATAATAGAATATTATCTACTTTACCTTCAGCAGATTCTTTAAGCTTATCTAAAGTAAGATAATAGTTCCAATTACCAAAACTAAATAGAGTGGTTCTCATTTCTTTCTAAAACTATTTTCAACAACAGCGTAATTAGCTTTAATATTAAGCTTTTTCTCCCAAAATGCCACTTCTTTATCTCTTTCAGGTCCAAGTTTATCCCAGAAACCATCTGAACGAGCTTTATTGTCACTGTTATCTCTATCTAACATTCTTTGAGTAGTACTATCAGGGGTAATGTTAACTTTTTGTTTAATTTGTTTTACCATCCATTGTTCATGTTCAATAAAAATATCTCCACGGTATGTTAACCTATCAAGAGATTTATAAACCTGGAACATCCATTGATCTGACCAATTAACTAAGAATTCATCCCTTACAAAATAACCTATAGTATCATAGTAAGCACGATGCATAAAAGCGTTAATACAAATAGCATGCTTATGAAAACCGTCATCACAATGGACACATTTAATTTTGTCTTTAGGTAATTTATCATCAGAAAACTCCTTTAATATCTCTACATCCCAATTGTTTGTTCTAAAAACCATATCATCACCAATATAGCCGAATATTTCTTCAGTAGCTACCGATGCTAACTTGTTCCATATTTTATTAATATTAACATCTACGTTAGGTTGTGCGGGTATATCTACGATTTTAAGAAAAGTAAAAGCTTTCGCCATTTTTAATATGGTATCTCTCTTAGGATCATCCACATCTACACCAAAATATACAGTGACATTATTAATGTCATTAGCTGTACAGAGTATAGAATTAAGCAAGGTAAGCTTTTTATTAAGCCTTTCGCGGGTCGGTACTAATATTGCAATTTTCATTTCTTATTTTTAATTTGTTTAAGTATATTTAAAACCTCGTTTTGAGTGTAATTTTTAGGTTCGTTTGGATAATGACCGTGCTTATTTTTGTATAGTTCTCGACCACCGTACACGTTTTTATGCCATTGTTCTTTTTTATCTGCAATAGATGAATTGTCAATAGCTCCTGGTGCTTCTTCTAGATAGTTTTCACTATCAGCAATATCAGCAAACCACCAGAAAGGAGGATGGTAACCAGCTAGTGCAATACGGTAAGTATGATCTACGTGTTCCCAAGCATTATAAAATTGTTCGTCTAAATAGCCTACCTTTTCAAGTACTTCTCTAGTAAAGAACGAGAACATCGCTACTGTATGGGTATACAGTGCAATCTTAACATTATTAGGATACTCGACAATAATACGAGGATTGACAGGACTCTTTTGATCAAGTAAGTGTCTATTATGTAGGTCAAACTCTATATTTTGCTTACGATTAAACGGTGATCCAGGACCGTAATTAAAATGATGTATACCTGTAGTTTGATATGCTTCTATGTATTTGTTAAATACAGTCTTGTCTTTAATGAGCATATCATCTTCAATAATAAAAATATAATCACAACCAGCATCATAAAGATACTTCATTGCTTTATTTTTAGATTTACCTACACCTAAATTAACTTCATTTTGTAGCCATGTACCTGGTACTTCTATTTGGTTTTCAGCTTTACCGTCGTTAACAACTACTAACTGATCAATACCGTCAGTAGGTAACGTAGCTATTAAAGCTTTTAAATAATCATTTCTATTACATGTAATTATACCTACACCGATTTTCATTGTAAAAATACCTTGTTATATTGTTCTATTACTTTTTGTTCACTAAAAACGTCTGAGAATGTATCCCAGTTTTTACCTCTAAGCTGTTTAACATCCATGTTTAATATAGTTTTCTCTAAGTCTATATCGTTATCGTAAAGTATAGCCTTACCTTTAAGATGATCAATATGTGCTGTATCGTATGAAGGTTGTTTCATACCTTGCCACATACCTGACCATGTCATTACTGGTTTGTTAGATACAGCAAACTCTCCTACTGATAAACCAAACGTTTCGCCCATTTGTCTAGCGTGTAACATCACATCACAAGCATTAATAAAGTTAAATATACCTGCCTCTTGTAATACCCAAGGAAAATACATTACTCGTTCATGATTATGAAATACATCAGTAGATAAAAACAGAAAATAAACATCTTTACGTTTATCTAGTACCTCTTTAATTGCCTTATGTACAAATGCTAAATCAAATGTACCTGTACCACCGTGCCGACCAACAACTAATGCATCCTCTGGTATATTAAGCGCTTTACGTATGTCTTTAGTTGGTTCAACTTTTTTAATTATATGTGGTACATATAACGTCTTATTATGTTTTTTGGCAAGGTTTTCTGATACAGCTGCATATACATTACCATGCGGTTGACCCATATGAAACACACAATGTATACCTGTTTTACAATTAGTAGGTGTTATGAGATCATCTTCTCCTGCTTTAAGCATATGAACAAAATCAATTTTTTGTTCAACAACAATTTTTTCTATCTGACTTTTTATTACATTTTTAGGTGTACGGTCAATATTGCCATCATAATAGTGTATATCGAACTGTTTAGCAACACGCGGTACACCTTCATTACCGTTTTGTTTACCGGTAATGTACACTACATCATGGTTAAGTAAATTCTTTAATCCTACCCCATAGTCGTGTGGTGTTTTACCTAATCCGCGACCGTCGATAGTATTAACATGTATTGCTATCTTCATTTCTATAATTTACATGCTCTAGAATATAAATCACTTACATATGCCTTTACAGCAGGTTTATTTTTTATATCCATAAGCTCTACAAATTCATCTATAGATTTCTCCACACTAATATTAAATTCTTTATTAGCTGCTTCTTCAATATTAATTCTACTTTGTTCGGAAACATCATGTTCGATTGTAAATTCAACTGGTTTAACGGATACTAATTTACGTACAATAGTTTCTAAAGTAACAGGTTCCAGTACTCTGTCAACTATAAACTTTACAATATTACCTGCAATTACAGATTTTAACGTTTCCGGGGTATATACATTACCAGATAATTCTGTATACTGTAAACGGCGATACTGCGGCGAAATAGTATTCTCTATGAACTTATAACTTAAATCTGCAAGATCTAATATATACAATCCTTTAGTGGTACCGAAATCACCCCAATCCTGTTGATAAGGTGCACCTACATAGAGTATAGTACCATCTTTGTATTTGCGTTCTTCTCTATGATGAAAATGTCCTGTAATAGTTAGAGGGGCTCTATCAGTTAAATCAGAAGACTTTAAACCGTTAGTACATACTTTATATGAATTCATTTTGAAACTATTAATCTCAAAATGACCTACAATTAAGTCACATTTAGGTACTTCGTTAATATCCTGGCCCCACGGACAGAAAGCTATTTTTCTTCCTTGGAACGTTTCGACGATAAGCTTATCGACAACAGTAATATTACTCCAACCACGAAGAATGGATACGGAATTAACTGAAGAATTATCTCGGTAATAAGCATCGTGATTACCCACGGTAATAATGATATTAAAATCACGCAATACATCAAAGATGTCAGTAACCACGTGAAGAGTGTTAACAGCAATGTCATTACGATCATGAAATATGTCTCCAGGTATTATTATATCTTGTATGCCGCGTTGTTTAAATTGCTCAGCAGCCCATTTAGCATGGTTTAATGCTGTCTTGTGCCATATTTCACTGTTACGGTGTACCCCATAATGTGGGTCTGAAAATATACCTACTTCGGTTCCTTTAATCTGCATGTTTATTGTTCGGGTTTACTGGATCATCAATACCTACATTAGGTCCAATGACACTATACACTTCTTCTTGATAAGCTGCTAACGTATCTCTCATACGTTTTTCTTTCTTAATACGAGAACGCCAGCAGTTAAAAGCAATAGAATTAAAATATGAAAACGGGTTAAAACCTTTGTCAAAGTTATACTTCTTATCTTTTAATGCATTAAACATATTGATAAGAGAGTCACCAATAGCTTCTTCTTTAAATGTGTAGTTAATAAAATTAGATGCATGTGCTAACCCGTACGCAATATTACGTATCATAATGGCAAGGTTATCACTCATCACGTCTGTTTCATAATACTTTTTAAGTTCAGCAGTAAATTCAGCAGGACTTACATAATAAACCTTCTTAGCTTTAGCTGCTTCGCTTAACGGCTTTTTAGGTCTACCAGAAGATTTTACTTTGGTAATCTTTACAGTAGACGGCACTTCAGGCGGACTCTGTAATTGTTTTTTCGGTAGTGTTGATTTTTTCAAGGTCATAAAATTCTTTTCGTTTGTCGTAGTGCTTGATACCATAAATTAAATCATCAACAATATCGACTAAAGTCAATATGTCTTTATTTTCGTGAACACGCAATCCACGACCGATAGACTGTAGAGTTTTAATTTTTGATTTACCGCCTGCAGCAAACACTATATAATGTATGTTTTTTATAGAAATGCCAGTAGAAAAGATCTTACTTATGGCAATACATACAACATTGTTATGCTGTTCCATTATTTCTTGGACTTTACGACGTTCCTCTACCTCTACACTACCTTGTATAAAATATACCTGTTTATCCGTTAATGCGGATAGTTCTTTGTATAGATTTTCTCCATGTGCTATATGATCAATAAGAATAAGACAGTTATTTTTAAAATTATGAGCTAGCTGCTTAATTACTTTGTTTCTGAATTTGCTGTTATGTATATATTCAAGCTCTAATAGATACCTTTGTGCAGGAGATACAGCCGTATAATCTGGTTTAAAGTCGTAATTGAGTTTAATAGCTAAGCATTGTGCGTTAGCAATATACTCACCGCCTGCGGCTTCTCTTAATTCAGTAGTCGTTTTCTTGAATATAACCGGGCCAATAAAATTATTAATATTCCAGGTGTCGATATTGTTTTCTGGTAATGTACCTGTAAAACCTATACGTCGTAGAGTGGGTATTTTATCTATAAGTTTACAAAGCTTGTTACCGCGACGAAGTTTATGGCAATTACTTACAAGTATACCGTTAGCATAATAGTTGTTGTTATGCTCTACTTCTATATTGAATACGTCTTCATTTTGACGAGGTATTTTTTTTATGTTTAGAATTTTCATAAAAAACGAAGGTTTAATGCAAATTATTTCATCATTAATAGATAATGCATCTGCTCTAATCATACCTTTCTTGGTGTAAATCTTGTGATTAGGTGTAGCCTGTATAGTGTTGCCGTCGTCTGTTGTAATTTCTAAAAAATGATCATAAGCATTGCTTTTGTACAAATTACGCCAAACGTTTAGTACTTTTTGAAATTCATTACAACCGGTCTCAATATTATATGACATTACTAAGTCGTTTATTTTTATATCTTGTATATACTTGTAGCCAGAAGGTGTAATTAAAGTAGTATTTTTTCTTAAACATTCATCTACAACCAATAAGCCTACTTTACTAAACCAGCTAATATCTGAATTCTTACTTTGTAATATGCCCATATTAGCTACAATAACACGAGCGTTAGGGTCTAATTCAGTATTACCGGTCCATTTACTCACAACTTCCATTGGAAAATTATAGGAAGTAAAATCTTTATAAGTTTGAGATACTAGACCTAAGTCTGGTACTACTATTAATATTTTTTCAGTAGGTTCTACCTGGTGTAAAGCAGCATAAACCAAATTAGCAATAATTAACGTCTTACCACCACCTGTTGCTAGTTCTACTACCCCATAGCCGTTGTTTAATGCTTTGCTAACAGCTGTTTCTTGATAATCTCTAAGCTTAAATTCACTACTTAATGTCTTGAATCTATTTGGTTCAAGTATATGTGTTTTTTGTATTATATCATTATACTCTTGATTATACTGAATAGTAAAAGGTATATTTTGTAATCTGAGATATTCAATAATACCAGGCACTAACCCAATACCACAATAACCAGCTGGTGTAATAGCATATATTCGTTGCGGTAAGAATCTCTGAAAACGATTAAAACGTGCACCAGGGTTCTTTACACTAAAGTGCTCCTTAATATTAGGAAGAAAATCTGATACGATTTTTACTTCCTTACGCTTCGGGTCATATTGAAACTCAACTACCATTATGTTGTCTCAAGCTTCTGCAAGTCTATTACATTCTTGTAGTCGTATGATAACGAGCTAGTTAGTTTTTCAGCTTTTTCTAAATACTCTAATACAAGCTTTATCTTTTCAATACTTTCATTAATAGTATTAATATCAGGATCGTTGTATACGATTTCATCTCTAGCTGCTTTAGACAAGACAACTGGAGAGTTTACTGTTTTAGATTTAATCTTTTGCTTCTTAGCAGATTCTAACTTAATGAGAGCAACTTTATACTTTGTTGTTTCAGCTACCCATTTATGTTTAATAGTGGGTGCAAGCATAGCTTTTTCTTTTATATCAAGCTCATTCATTTTGAGGTCTTGTTCTAGTCTAGCTTGGAACTTGCTTAGAACATCTTCAACATCTATAGAAAGATTATCCATATTTTTTACTAAGTATATATTATATTTTAAATAAATCTACGTGAAAACCTTTAATAAATTGTATACTAAACTTTTGGAAGATATGGGAGCTGCAATGGGTAATACTACTTCAGCTGCATTTGGTGCTGGTCAAGCTCACGCCTCTCCAACAGGTAAATCCGGTGATTTCTACGCACCAGGAGATTCAAGAAACTTATTCGGTGGTGGTAAAGGCTGGAAACCTAAAAAAGGTAAAAAGAAGAAAATGAACGGAGAAGCTGTACCTTTAATCCGTAGAACCTTTCCAGGTATGTAGTAAGTAGGATACATGGATTTAGGTCACTGGGTTACAAATGAGAATTATAATGCTGATAATTTACCTTACGGTTTTATTTACCGTATTACTAACACCCACACTGGCAAGACATATTTCGGAAAGAAACAAATTAAAAGTGTTAAAAAACTCAAACCTCTCAAAGGAAGAAAAAACAAAAGACACTTCGACATAGAGACAGACTGGAAAACGTACACATCATCTTCTAATGATGTTAATAAAGATATAGAAAAAATCGGTAAAGACAAGTTTAAGTTTGAAATACTAAAGTTTTGTGACAGTAAGTTTGAATTAGCTTATTATGAAGCTAAAATACAATTCGATCACGATGTATTACTCAAAGAGGGTTACTACAACGGTATTATAAACTGCCGCATCGGAAGAGCACCAGATGCTTTATTGAAAAAGCTTGCATTAGAAAATAAAAACAGTACAATAACCAATAATGCGAGTACTACCTCTCAAGTACAATCTTTATCTAGCTGATTTTACAGATATAGAATCAGAGGCTTTGACTTTATTTAAATCCGAATTACAAAAGTATAACGTTATAACCTATGATAGTCTCCCAAAACAAGATTATCTCAAGCTTATACACTATTTTACGCTTTCTACGCTTTTCAAAGAATACGCAAAACTAGATAATAAAAAGAACACTATATTTTGGATTAATAAAAATACATGTAATACGGATATATTAACATTTATTAAAGAAGTAAAAAAATGTTTCCCAATACTACTTTATATAACCGATAAAACATATAGTTCCGTATCTTTTAAGGAAAATACTGCAGAATGCACAGAAGTAACTACCGAGCTCAAGGAGTTTCGCTATTCCATCGACTATAGCAAGTATAGTTTCAATAAAATTAAGCGGTTTTGCACAAAAAACGGACTAGAAAGCTTGCTAAATCAATTCAAAATCTAATGGGATTTAAATCCAGATATATAATATATATAATATACAAGCGAGCGCTAGCGAGCTTGTTAAAGAGGTCTGACAAGACCAGAGACGAAGGAGCTATGCTCCTGAGTCCACAAACTTTAACATATAACTTGTTGTATGTGGTATACTCCTTAAACCGACGACACTTTATATTACTTTATTGCCAATAAAAATCAAGTGCAAATATACAAAAAAGTCGTAAATATATTGAAATGAAAGCAAAAAGTAAGTTTTTACAAGTACTTGAAACAGCATTAAAAGAAGATGGTCAAACTGGACAGATTACGAATGATCCGTCCACTGCTACCAAGGCTAGTGATCAAGCAACTGTCGCACAACAGACATCAGGTCAAAAAAATGCTGATGCAATTAAGGCTGCAAATGCTGCATTATTAGCTGCTGTTAAAGCTCACCCTGAACTCAACGGTGATGTAACAAAGCTTTCAAATCCTGACTTTATTAAATCTCTTAGCAACATATGAAAAGATTTAATCAAATAGCTGACGGTATATTTCGTACTTTATTAGAAGCTCCACCTCCACCTGTTGCACCAGCAGCACCGGCAAATGCTCCGGCTGCACCAGCTGCGCCTGCTGCAGGCTTACCTCAAGATGGTGGTCCTGTTAATGTTCAGCAACCAGCTCAAAGTACTCAAGCAGACCGTTCTCCTGGAGAGCTACAAAACTGGGAAACACAAATCATTACTATGGCAGCTGATGCTATTGTAAGAGTACAAGCAGATCCTAGTTTATTAACTGCTGACGATATTAAGATGTTGTCAAGCGGGGTTAATCTTAAGAATAAAGACGAAGTTTTAGATATTATTAAAAACTTAGGCGGAATGGTGTAAGCTAGCTTCTTGCTTCATTATAGCTGCATTTTGCTCCATACGTTTTGCTACACCCGAACCACTTGCTTTAGCATTGTGGTATTCTTTATTGTTTAAATATTCAGCAGCAGCTTTTTCAAAGTTTCCTTGCAATAATAAATCTATTGTTTTAGGGGAACCTGGTAGATCTCCTCTAAAGTAGCCATCTATTACAGCACATTTAAGGTTATCAGAAAATGTATTAAATGTTGCACCAAACTTAGCGTTTATTAACTGCATTTTACTTGCAAGGTCTTTTGCGAAAATGCTTTCTATTTCTGCATCCGATAATACTCTATTTTTAAAACGCGGTAGCTCTTGAGGTGTCACTAAATGCCCGATACCTATTGTCCAATAGTTTCTACTGTCCTTGTATAAACGATTACGCGAACCTTCATGACGTCTTACATATTGGGCAGCTTTGGAAGTAATATCACCTGTTTGAGCTGCTTGGGGTTTAGCAAAATTAATATTGGCATTATAATAATTTGAAAAGCTACCTACTGGTTTATCAACTTTTTGCACCATTGCAGGTGGGGTGAAATGAATAGGCGGTGGCGGCATGTCCATTGCTTCTTTACTTAACCCTTTTTTGCTGTAATTCACGTTAATACTTACTAATTAAATAAATAAATACGTGATAATTAAATACAAAAATAAAACTTACAATAGTGACGACCTACCTATATTTTTGTATTTTAAAAATGCATCCGACAAAAACGAATTTATTAATAATTTAGTTAATTATACCAAACCTAAAGAGTTTGTAAGAATACACTGTGTAACGGTTGCATTAGTGGGTAATACTTTAATAAAAGACAAAAGATCTGGATTATTCCTAAGTTTGGATACAATGGAAGAAAAAAGATATATTCAAAGATATTTGTACGACTCTCATGAAGATAGTAATGCTGTAATATCTACTCCACCGGACATTAAGCCTGATATTTTAGAAAAGTGGATAGAAAAACACACTCAAGGGTTAATTTAAGTTGATCTTTTAAAAATACCTCATACTATAATGTATGGGTAAATTCACTTCAACTAAAGTCATTCCGTTAGGATCGGCTGCATTTAGACAGCCTTATGCACAAAGTCACTGTCACTTTATTCACGGTTATCGTTTACAAGCTAAGTTTTGGTTTACTTGTAATACACTAGATAACAATAACTGGGTTGTAGATTTCGGCGCGCTCAAACAACTTAAAACTACTTTAGAAGAATACTTTGACCATAAAACAGTGGTTTGGGCAAAAGACCCTGACTTAGATATGTTTAAACTACTAGAACAACGTAAGATGATTGAATTAGTGGTACTTGAAGACGGCGTTGGTATCGAACGATTTGCTGAATTATGCCATAGACTTGCAAACGAATATGTAGATAGCTTAACTAATGGTCGTTGCTGGTGTTCTAAAGTAGAAGTTTGGGAACACCCGGACAATTCAGCTATATACGAAGGTTAATTAACAGTTGATTTGTATTTTTTTTATAATATTATACCAGTATATGAATACCGTAGATCCAGATAAAGAATATATGTATATTTCTAATGATTTTTGCTTTAATACGCTAGAAGGCGAGGGTCGCTATATTGGTTACCCTACAGTATTTATACGTCTAGCAAGCTGCAATTTAACGTGTCAAGGATTCAAGTCTGTTGACTCCCCGTTTGGTTGTGATAGTTACGTTAGTTGGAGTATAAAGAACAAAATGACCTTTACAGAGATCGCAAAATATATGGAAGAGAGAGAACACCACGAGCTACTTAAAAATGGCGCGCTTTTTAAAATAAGCGGTGGTGAACCTTTTTTGCAGCAAAAGAAATTACTTAATTTTATTAAGTTTATTAGAGATCGTTGGGGCTTTGTTAACTACAGCAAGACCCTTACATCTGATGATATTGGTAGACCTAAATTACATATTGACTTTGAAACCAACGGTACTATCATGCCAGACGAAGAGTGGTCCCGACTTGGTATTCAAGTAACATATACCACATCTCCTAAATTATCTAGTAATGGAGATCCTGTTGAAAAACGTTATAAACCAGAAGTTTTACGTTATTTAGCTGTACAGGACGCCTGTTTTAAGTTTGTAGCTAAACAAGAATCAGATTTAAATGAAGTACTAGAAAACTACCTTAATAATCCCGAGGTAGGGGTACGTTCAGATCAAGTATGGATAATGCCTATGTGTGGTAGTCGTAAAGAATTATTAGAGGTAGGTCCTATAGTAGCTGAATTGTGCAAGAAGTATAATTTTAAATTCTCTAATAGGTTACATTTACAATTATGGGATAAAGCGTTATCAGTTTAATATATGAACGACATTCCTGATCCTAAAAAACATAAAAATATTAGCATCATTAAAAGCATTATCCGCATTATTGCGGGTACATGCCTTTGCTTTGGTGCATTTTGGGTTACTGGTATTTTGCTAATCGTAGCAGAAGTACTCGGTATTATCGAAGAAATGGTATAACATATGAAACAAGAAATTAAGTTTATATACACGTTAGAGCATACTAAAGATGATATTAACGTCGGTACACCCCGTAAAGTTGAAATCACTTTTGACGGTCAAGCCGACTTAGAGGAACTAACAGAAGAGTTTAATGCTTTTGTTAAAGCTATAGGTTACAACCCGCCCGACAACTGTGTACTTGATTGGGTAGACGTTAACGGGGAAGATGCATCGTATGATGATATTAGTATTCAAGACCCCGTAACAGAATCTAACGCAAAAAATGAAATACAGAGAGAATTTGCTAAATCGGCTAAGAAGAATAAATCTAATAAATGAGTAATACTAAGCTTAATAAAATAGGTATTATCGGTACACAATGTATCGGTAAAACCACTCTAGTAAATGATATGTTACTGCAGTGGCCTCAGTTAACTAAACCTGAAAAGACATACCGGGATTTAATTAAAGACAAGAAACTACCTATCAATAAAAACGGTACTAAAGCCTCTCAACAAGAGATTCTTAACTTCCTTGTTGATGAAGCAATGGCTAACTACGGTAAAAAGAAAATGGTATTTGACCGTACCCCTATCGATAATTTAGTTTATTCGTTATGGCTCTTCGAAAAAGGTTTAGGAGATATTGATGAAGCTTTTATTGACAAGACTGTAATACAAGTAAGAGAAGCAGTTAAGTCTTATTCAATTATATTTTATATTCCTTTATGTAAAGAAAATGACGTACTACTTCAGACTAAAGAGAATAGAGATATTGACCCTATTTATCGAGGAGAGATAGCACTCTTGTTTGATGGTATATTTAAAGCTTGGGAAACTGGTAGGTCTCGTTTCTTTGATAATGATGACACACCACCCATTATACCTGTTTACGGAAATCCGTTAGAGCGTATCGCTATAATGAATATGTACATTAATAATAGTTGTGAATTTTTTGGAGAAGAAGATTCTTTAATTAAAGACATAGCAGAACAACAAATGTTAGCTGATCAATTAGGATTAACGGATAAAAAACAGTTTAAATTATAGTAAGTATTGTATCATATGAAATTCGATGATGCTATTAATTTTATTGCTGAGTCCGCACTTGAAGCGGAAATGGCAAAGCCAAAGAATCCAGCTATTTTAAAAAGAGCAGCTGAGCTTGAGAAGCAGGGCTTATCTCCTGCAACTGCTTATGCTTACGCAAGAAAAGAATTCAATGCTGGTAAAGTAGGAACCGTGGCAAAAGCTCCTGCTGCTGCATCAGTAGCTGAACCGGTTGGTATAAAGTATAAAGAATTACCTGACACATTAAGAACTAAAGAAGCTGTGGCAACATATTTGCAACATAACCCTGAGGCAACACCTGAAGAGGTTATGTCTGCTATTAATGCTCAGGATTCAGAAGAAACACCTCTTAATTTAGACCCAGAAGTAATAAAGACTGCTATTGCAGACGTAAAAGCTGGAGAAGATATCGAACAAGAACCTGATTCAGAAGCTTTACGTAAACAAGAGCTAGCAGCAAAGTACGATCGAGTACGCCAAGCACTATACAAGATGCACGGGTTTAAGTCAAAGGGACGTCCGGGTAGAAAAGCAGTTGCAGACGAACCGGAAGAAGAGCCAGGTGAAATTGATTACAACGAGCCTAAGATCAATATGCGTGATGAGCCAATTGATCCTACTGAGTTGTAAGGTACTTTTCAGTTAGTACAACAAACTTCATACCTTTCTTAGCCGCGTACTCACTCGCGGCTTTCCATTTGCACTGATTCTTGTGATACATTAAATGTTCGTACAATACTGTGCTTCGTTTCTTCTTATTTGATTGTACGGGTGGTTGAGTTTGAGAGAAAGGCTTAAGTTCGATTAAATACTTTTGAATATTGCCATTATTATCTTTAATAGCAGCAACTAAGTCTACATAATAGTTGTGTACTTTATGATCAACATCATTATAATAAGGCACAACTATACCCTCACTTGCCCAAGCGGTAACGTTAGGGTTTTGATCAAAAAACAAAAAGAAATCTCTCTCTAAAGCTGATCTGTACACAGGATTAGTACTACCGACATATTTATTTTTATTTATCGGTGTATAAATTCCCTGTATCCATTTGCTATTTTTAGGGTACCCCATATACTATATTTACTTTATGATCGTTCCTCAGAATTTTATTATACAGACGTTTTTTCAATATACTAAACGTCCAGTCTCTAGAAAGACTACTAACACGTATAATGCGGAATGTCCATATTGCCACGAAGGTAAAAGCGCTGGTAAGAAACGTAGGTTCTTTTATATTCCTGAGGAAGATCATCTATATTGTCATAACTGTAATGAAAGTAAAAACGGATTAGAGTTTGTTAAGGACATGACAAACTTACCGCTTAATGAAATACTATCACAATCCGGTTCATATGCAGATACTGTTGAAGATGTTATTAAAAAGTCTAGCTTTTATAAGAAAGCTAATCCTAATCCCTTACCGTACGATAGTATTAATTTATTCGACAGTAATCAGGTATCATTTTATAAAGAAAACCAGGTAGTTAGGGATGCTCTTGAGTTTATCAATAAGAGACGTTTAAACATTGCTATTAATAAACCTAAAACTCTTTGGTTGAGTCTAACTGATATGACTCATAAGAATAGAGTAGTGTTTCCTTTTTATAATACAGAAGGTAAAATTGTAACATATCAGTCAAGAGCTTTATATAAAGAAGATGAAGATAAAGCAAAGTATCTATCTAAAGTAAACAGCGATAAAGGAGTCTTTAATTTAGACAGAGTATCTCCTGATTTAGATTATATATTCTTACAAGAAGGGCCTATTGATGCTATGTTTTTGCGTAATAGTGTAGCATTAGCTGGTATACACCCTACAGAGGAGCAATTAGATATGTTACAAAAAGCGTATCCTATGCATAGTTTAATTTATGTATTAGATAATCAATGGGTAGATAAAACTGCTTATAAAGTAACTAAAGAGCTTTTAGAAAAAGGAGAAACGGTATTTATATGGCCTTCAGTACCGTATAAAGACTTTAATGAAATGTGCATTGCTACTAACACTAGTAGTGTGCCAGTCGAGTTTGTTTTACCTAACTGTCATAAAGGCATGAGAGGTTTAATAGAATTTTCAAAAATTAAATGCAAACAAACTTGAATCTTAACCCCGTTTGAACTAAGTATATGTATGTCGTGTTATATATACGCAATAACAAGCAAAAAAACTGGCAGATTTTATATAGGTAGTAGCAAAACAATAAAATCTCGTTGGAAATGGCACTATAATAAGCTACAAAACAATAAACATCACAACATTCATTTACAGCGAATATATAATAAACACGGTAAAAAAGACTTACTGTTTCTAAAATTAGAAGTTTGTACTGTGCAGGATATTTTAATTAGAGAGCAATATTATTTAAATAAATACAGAAAAACCGCATTACTATTAAATGTTGCACAGTCTGCCGGGGGTGGAGATACTATAAGTATGCACCCTAATAGAGAACAAATTATTAAAAAAATCTCCGCATCTTCAAAAAAACGTTATGAGGAAGGTAAAGTAAGTAAAGAATTTTTAAATTCTCAAGGTAGATTTAAACCAGGAGTGAATCATAGCGGTAAAAATAATTCTATGTATGGTAAGTCTCATAAAGACAGTACGCGTATTCTTATAGGGTATAAAACTTATTTACGTACAAAGTTTCCTGAACATATTGAAAAAGACGTTTTACAAGACTATAATACCGGGGCATCTATTAATTTTTTAAGCAAAAAATATAACTGTACAACAAACAAAATAAAAACTTTATTAAAATATAATGCAGACAAGACTTATTGCAGTAACTCAGCCATTAATTAAAAGAATAGTCACACCAGAGGGCACTTTAAACCAACCGTACTTAACCGCGGAGGAATTTATTGTGTACTGTGCCAGAGTAAGTAATCCAAGTAATCAAAATAACGTTGAAACAGGTCCACGGCTTTTGCGTTATTGCGTAAAAAACCACCACTGGAGTATTTTTGAACAGGTTTCCTGTACATTTCAAATCATTACATCTCGTGCTATAGCAGCTCAAATACTAAGACATCGTTCGTTTACGTTTCAGGAATTCAGTCAGCGTTATGCAGAAATAGCTGAACTTGAACCTATTGAATGGAGAGAGCAAGGTAAAACTAATAGACAAGTAGGAGATAAACCTGTTATACTAGATGCACCGTTACAATTACAAGTATCGACCGCTCAAAAGCAAAGCTACGAAGCTTATCAAGCACTTATTAAAGCAGGTATAGCGAAAGAAAGCGCTCGAATGATATTACCTCTTAATACTCAGACTACTATTTATATGACCGGTACTTTGCGTAGTTGGATACACTATCTTGAGTTACGCTGTGAAGAAGGTACTCAAAAAGAACACAAACTTATAGCTCTAGACATAAAAAAACGTCTCGAGGAAGAGTTCCCGGAGACGTTTAAAGTAATTAACGAGTCGTAATTTTGCTAGTAGCGTCGTGTATCTTTTTGCCTGAACTTGTAACAACTGTTTTAAACAGCTCTGCTAAACCACGAAGATTTTCAGCTAATTTAGTAATACGTTTTTCTTCACGACGGACAATACCTTTAAAAGGAATAGAATTACGCATTTCTAATGCATTAATTTGTGCATTTAAACTATTATCGTCTGTACCGTTAATAAAAGTTGCCATGTCATCGAGTTTTTTAATCCATTCACGTGCTTTTGCTACGCCTTCTGTATCAAGCTTAAGAGCTGGGTTAGTAGCTGCATCAAACTTACCAGGCTCTGTGGTTTTATCTAAACTCTTAGCCCAGGCTGCATTATCATCTGGTTCTGCAGCTGCAGGTGCTGGTTTAGCTTCCATATCTAATGATGCACCAAACGCGTTTTCAGCTAAAGCTTTTGCGGTTGCAATATTACCACGAATATCTTTACCGTAACGTTTCTCGATATCTTTTTTAGGAAGATTTTTATATATAACATCTCTTTTTTTAACTTGAGTAGGAGTCATATGTTTCTTCTCTTTAACAGGAAATTCTTTACCGCCTAACGTAAATGTCTTTTCACCTTTCTTTTTAGCTTCAACATCTTTAAAATGCATTACTCCAGCGCCTTCATCTTCCATTTTTTTCTTTTCTTTAACAGGAAAAGTCTTACCACCAAGTTTGAATTCCTTTTTACCAGCCTTTTTAGCTTGCTGATCTGCATAGTGCATAATTCCTGCACCTTCTTTATCTAGGGATTCATTAAATGCGTCTTGGAACAAATTCTTCATATACATTATTTACTACTTTTCCATTGAATTTCTATTAAGAGACGTTATTATAGGCATATGAGTAAAGCACTAGTTATATTATCAGGCGGTATGGATAGTACAGTATTATTACATTATGTAACTAAGACTCTTAGTTATGATGAGGTATATGCTGTAACTTTTAATTACGGTCAACGGATTGCTCGAGAAATCGATTGTGCTAAGTTTCAAGCTAAAGCTTGCAATGTTAAAGAGCATAAAGTCATTGATATGGATTTCTTTAGAGATATCTCTACAATGTCTGCATTAACTAATAAAGACTTAAAGATACCTAAAGCTAAAGATGATATTGGTAATGCTCAGCCTTTAAGCTACGTACCGTTTAGAAACTTACTTCTACTTACTTCTGCAGCTGGCTGGGCTGAATCTATCGGTGCACAAGACTTATTTTATGGTGCTGTTGAAACCGACGATTTCAGCGGTTACTGGGACTGCACTTCAATGTTTCTAAATAAAGTTAATGACATTTATAGTCTTAATCGTAAGAATACTATTAAAGTTAATGCACCGTTTATGCGTTATTCTAAAGAAGAGGTAATTAAGACTGGTATTGACTTAAAAGTAGATTTTAGACAAACACATACCTGTTATGAAGGTACTGACCCTGCTTGTGGTGAATGTGTATCGTGTGCTGCACGTATTAAAGGTTTTATTGATAATAAAGCTATTGACCCTATTAAATATTCACGTAATATTCCATGGGAACAGTACGATTGCAAACCTTTAACCTATTTAACATAATATGTGCGGTATAGCAGGTAGTAAAGATAAAGATACAGCTTTTAGTCTATACAAAGATAATCTTGCAAGAGGTTATTATAGCTCAGGTGCGTTAGTATTAGACTCTAACAGTCAGTACCGAGTTCAAAAGACTGAAGGTATCTTTAATAAACCTGTAGATTGTTTTAACCCGCCGGGTATAGATACTCATAACCATTACTTTTTATATCATTCCCGTGGCCCTACTGTTGAAACGAAGACATTTGAAGCAATTAACAATCACCCATTCACTTATGGTGACTGGATAGTTGCTCATAACGGTATTATTAGTAATTTTGAGAGCTTATGCAGAGAGTATTTTCCTGACGAAGATTTTACCGGTAGAACTGATAGCTGTATTATACCTCGTGTATTAGAAGTTAAAAAACAAGTATCAGAAGCTATGGAAGTACTCAAAGGTACATTTGCTATATGGGCTTTTAATAGTAAGACTAATAAAACTTATTTGGCTAGAAGTGCGAGTACTTTGTTTGCAAATCCAGCTTCTGGATCTTTTTCATCTACTGAATTCCAAGATAGTGAGTCTTTAAATGAGGGAATTGTATATGAAATACAAGATTGCAAATGTATAGTACCTGCCGGAAGATTCAAGCATAAGTCTCCATACTTTGTATTCTAAATATAATGTATGCCTGCAAAAAAAACACCCGAAAGAAATACTGCTATAGACTATATTAATAGAGATATAGTCAACGTAAAAGAAGATCTTGCTAATATTAGTAAAATTGTACGAGACGGTAATGGACATCCTAGTTTAATGCAACAAGTTGCAACTCTTAATAATGATATAATGCATTTAAGGGCTGATATGGATAGTCGTTTTAACGAAACACGAGACTTGATGGAAGTGTACCATAATGAAATATACACTACTGTGAATAAATGCGATGCAAAACACCAAAAACAGCAAGGCTTACATTGGCATATGCAAACAGCTATTTGGGTTGCATTGATAAGCAGCGTTACAGATCTGTTAATTCATTTTTTCGGTAAATAGTAGTAGATTTATTTCTATAAACTATTATACTGTAAGCACTATATGAAAGGCTTACAGTTAAATACAGAAGAAAAACAACTCTTAGTAGAATCGTTATTGTTCACTGCAAGTTGTGATATATGTTCCGATCACACACCTGTGCACCGTAAACGTATGCTTGAATTAGCAGAAAGAATTAACGATAAAAACATGAAACTGTATAATATCTTTATATATGAAACAGGTATCAGTGATGATTTTACTGTAGAAGAGCTTGTAAACAAGATACCTAATATACCGAGACAAACAGTTATTAAAGACTAATGAATGTTTATTTAAGTTTCTGTTCTACAGCCTCTTCTTTTGAGGATCTTAAGAAAAGAAGTAAGTTTGTTATCGCTAACAGCGAAGAGTTAGATAAAGTCACGACGGTAAGCGGTGCATTTAATAATAAAACCGCTATTGCTAAAGTATACAACTCTTTTATCAACACCTATAAAGATGAAGATTGTATACTTGTATTAGCACATGATGATATACTAATCACTGACGATGATTGGATAGAAAAACTGCATCAAGCTTTAACAAAATATGATGTTATAGGCTTAGCAGGTGGTTCAGAAGCAAAGCTTACGACGCCTGCACTTTGGCATATTATGTGCCCTAAAGAAACACATAGAGGGGATGTTTACCATACTCAAGATATAAACAGAAATAGTGTTTTTAAGACTCATTTTGGAAAAAACGGCAGAGTGCTTATGTTGGACGGGCTATTTTTAGCATTTAACCCTAAAAAAATATATGAAGCTGGTGTTAGTTTCGATGAGACATGTCCAGCTAAGTTTCATTTTTATGATATTGATTTTAGCTTGCAATGTAATAAAGCTAAATTAAAACTCGGTACTACTAATATTAATGTCGTACATACTTCACCGGGCTTGAGATCTTTTACTAATGAATTTAATATCGGACAAGACTGGTTTTTAAATAAGGCAAGGACTGGAAAATATTAAAATACATTTTATAATACTATTATGATTATCAAAGACCAAACTATCTATAACGGCGATTTTATTCACAAGCGTTTTGCTTATAAGTATTTCAGAGATAAGACTCTGGCTGTGGGTAATATTGTTAGCTACGTAGCTCCTGTAGAAGTTACATTAAACCTTATTGATTTAGAAGATTCTCTAGAAAAAGACTACATCTATAGTGATTCTATGATTAACTTCTGCTGGGAGATACCTAATCTAGATCCTTTCGGTGCAGTATGTTTTCAGCGCTTGTTTAATACAGCGATTGCTAATACTCTACACACTTATATTAAGAAACCTATTGAAATGAAAGGTGATGACTTAATTGTACACGCTGAACATAATCAAGGTGGTATAGTACAACAAAAAGGTAAAGCTTCTGTTAGTATTACATACTCTAAAGATAATGTAGCTATTGGACATACAGGTATTAATATTAGTGCTGGTAAAAAAGCTCCTGCTTTTGCATTTAGTACTAATCTTTCACCTGCTGATGCAGAAAAGTTCCAATTACAAGTACATCAACAGTTTTATCAAATGGTAGATAACATTTTTGTTGCTACTGCTAAAGTAATTGTTTAATGTTTGATTATATCAATAAGATTCTTTATAAAGGTAAGGAATCTGATATTAGCAATATCAACGAGGATAAGGAATTTCAACCGTTCCTTATCCAGCGTTGGTGTTCTATGCATTCTGCTCCAGTAGCACAAATAGTTAACGATACAACCAACAGGTATTGGAAGAATTTAGAGTCTAATAAAGACTGGTACGTAACGTTAAAGACTATTTTACCTGCTTGTAAGTTTAAACGTATAAGCTATATTAAGAAAGCTAAGAAAGATGCTAGTAACAAAAGTACCGCGACCTTACAAAAGATTGCAAACAACCTTGAAATCTCAGAGAGAGAGGTAAGTCTCTATATAGAGCAATTTAATTTAAAATTACCAAATGAAGAAAAATCTACAACATAAACTAGAGAGAGATTTAAAGCATTTAAGCGCTGAGGACCGTAATCAAGCGCTTAAGGCAAACGAAGATATTGAAACAGACAACGTTAAAGGTCTTGTTCAGCTTGACAATTACGCAGGTTCTGATATTAATCTTAGTGATTGGAAGCTAGAATCACTCTTAGATGATATTATGATGTGCCAGTTTGCAGATTGTAATGAGGATAACACTCAAATTATGAGAGATGGTATATTTGTACCTGTTAATATGGTGCAGTCTGCTTGGCGTGTAGCTAAAGTCATCATTGCCGGTCCTCGATGCAAAACTAAGGTAGGAGAACACGTAATATTTCCAAGTAACTTTGGCATTAAGTGTGCAAAGATGAACGGATTAAAGAACATTGTGTTTCTCAATGAAGAACGTATTTTTGGCAGAGCAGTACCTGCTAAGTAATATGAATGTCTCCAGGTACCCTAGTACAAATACTCAATACTAACGTTGTAGAACTTAGATTCAATAGACGTAGACCTCTACCTGGAAACGAATTTAGAAGAATGCTTGCAACTAACGATACTAATCTACTTAATAGTACCCCGGGTCGTTTGGCTTTGAATTTTCACGGTGCACCTAACAGCTTAGATTTTAGTCCTGTTGAAAAAGGCCTTGTAATGACCTGGGATATTTTTATGCAAGATTTCAGGTTAATTCCTGCAGAAAGTGTAGAGATAGTTAGCGCAATTAATACTAACCCCCCAGATAAGTTTTGGGAATATTTCAATAAAGTACTGTCAAAAATGACAGAATCTGAAAAAGTACAGTTCATGCACACATGACAGAAAAAATAGACACTTTACTCAAACCTCTCCTGCAAAAAGAGGTAACATTTAGTTTTAAACATAAAACATACAAGAGTGGCAGATTACTAATATACAAGTTATCTGGCAACTATCTGTCTTTTATCTTAGTTAATGATAAAAAACGCGAAACCTTTGAGATTCCGTTTCCATACTCTGCAGAAGAAGAAAAGGGTAAGGTAAGCTTTGACTATAGATTAGAAACTTTAGCAGAAAACGACTTTAATTTGCTTTTAACTCTAAAAGGAGTTACAAAAGTCAAAAATAGTCGGTTTTATGATAGTGTTTTGACGATTTCGAGCTTGTAATACGTTAAAGTACAAGTATAATAACGTATACATTTATTAATGAAACTCGAAAAACCTTTACTGGACTACTTTCCGCCTGGATTTGAACCTAGAGAGCATCAAATCGCTGGACTAAACCAGATCCAGGAAGCAATCAATTCAGGTACAAAGTTTATTATTGTACAAGCACCTACTGGTTCAGGTAAGTCGTTTTTTAGTAAAACACTTGCTAATACTACTAATGAAGCTCATTCAGATTATGCAAAATTAGTGTATAGTTATAGTGCTTATGATAAAGATTTTGAAGGTGCGTTTAATAGGTTTGAACCTCATGGTGCCTTTGCTTTAACTACAACAAAAGCTTTACAAGATCAGTACGGTAAGTTGTTTGAAGATGGTGTAATATTTAAAGGTAAGACTAACTATCAGTGTGAAGTTGATGATAGTTTTACTGTGGATCAGGCACCTTGTGTAATTGCACAAAATCTTAAGAAAAAGTGTTGGAGCGATTGTATATGTCCATATTATGAGACTCGTAATAAAGCACTAGTTAACAAGTTTACGGTGTTAAATTACGCTTCATTCTTTAACTTACCTAATTATCTTAAAAAACGTCAAATTATTGTTTGTGATGAGTGTTCAGAACTAGAAGACGAAATAGTAAAAAACTTTTCTGCTACTGTTAATTATAAACAGATGGCTTATCTCGATGTAAAAATTGAGAAACTTAAGTCTGAATCGACTACAGAAGTAGTAGGGTGGTTGACAGATGTATGTTCTGTGTTAGAAGAAGCAATTGGTTCGTTTTCTAATCGTTCTAGGTTTGAAAAAAATAAAATAGAATTAGCAAAACAACAGCAACGCAAAGAAATATACGACTCTATAGTGCATACAGTTAATCATTGGGAAGATGCACAATATATTGTTGAAAAAAATGCAGAAAAAGTGGTAGTAATGCCACTAAAAATTGACAAACTTACACACTGTTTATTTGATTATGCTGAAGTTGTAGTGTTAATGAGTGCTACTATTGTAGATCGTGATATTTTTGCAAAAAGTTTAGGTATTACAGACTACAAATACATAGATTTACAGTCAACTTTTGACCCGAAAAAGAGCCCTATTTATATTCATAATAAATACCCGTTGAATAAGCAGGTAATTAGTAAGAATTTACCTAAAGTTATCGATATTATTAAGCAAATAGCTGAGCATCACAAAGATGAAAAGGGTATTATACATACTCATTCGTTTAATATTACACAAGCTTTACAAAACAAACTAAACGGTAAACGGTTTTTATACAGAGAAGAGGGAACTACAAATGAATCTATAGTGAGAGAGCATTTTTTACGGTCAGACCCCACTGTTTTAATTAGTCCTTCTCTTACTATGGGGTTAGATTTAAAAGGAGATTTTGGTAAATGGCAAATTATTATAAAAATGCCGTATATGTCTTTGGAGAGTAAGCGAATTAACTTACTTAAAGAGAAAGACGAACATTGGTACACAATGAAAATGTTTATTAGTTTAATCCAAGCTGCAGGTAGATGCACTCGAACTAAAGAAGATACTAGTGTTACATATATCCTGGATGGATCTGCAGGAACAGTTATTAAAAGAAATACAAATATTTTGCCAGGGCACTTTTTAAATAGGATTATGTAAGTATACCTGTGCAGGCATACAACTATCACTGGGAAATAAAGGATTTATTAACGCAGTTCTTACAAGCTTTTGACGGAGCTATTGTAAGACGGTACGATAATAACCGGAACCCAGGGTCAGCCGTGTCAGTTCGTTATGTTTACTCTCCAAAACAGAGAGTCTTAAATGATTTAGTTAATAAAGCTCAGACAATAACGATTCCTGCGGTAGCATTTAGCATAGGTTCAATCTCTCGTGATGTTAATAGAGTCTTTAATAAATTAGGAGGCTACTATTATAACATTAATTCTACCGATGTTGCTAGTACGCATGCTTTACAGCCAGTGCCTGTCAATGTAGTTGTTAATATTAGTATTTTAACACGCTTCCAGACAGATATGGATCAAATTCTTAGTAATTTCGTTCCATGGAGTGATCCTTATTTTGTTATTTCTTGGACAAATGATGCAATGCCAGGGACGGAGATAAGAACAGAAGTATTATGGGATGGTAACCTAAAAATGGGATACCCAATAGATGTAAATAATAATCAACCTACCCAAATTACCTGTGATACTACATTTACAATAAAAGGATGGTTGTTTAAGTCAGATGCAGGTGCAGCGGGCAGGATTTTTAAGATTAATAACAACTTTTACGCAACTAATGACACACCTGCAAACGAAGCTGATTACGGTTCTATATACGATACCATTAATGCATTAAACGGTACAACATATAATGAAACCGTTACAGTTTCAGCGCGTCCATTAATAAAATATACTGACCGGTGGTTAACTCCTGCACAGCTTTCTGGTACGTGTACGTTGTTAGGAGATATGTTTGATTACACCAACGCAGTGTATGTAAGCGGTTCAGTACCTGATGCATTTTTAGGAACTAACAGCACTGTAGTTTTAGATGATTTCGTTAACACTCCTTCATTATCTGCAAAATACCCTGCTTTATCTGGGCTATTACCAGCATTAAGTTACAGCATAATTAACAATAATAAGTTAGTCGTTAACTATCAAGCTCCAAGCTTAAGTGCTGGTACAACGTATTTTGATATTATAGTAGTAAATCCGGCTGGATATTCTATTTTATCTCATGATACATATAATCCGGGCATGCCAGTACAACAACCGTACGCACATTATGGTATATATGTAGCTGTGGTAAACCCAACAGAGATAGATTGGTATGAGTCTACATTTACTTGGGGTGGTAATACGTATACTTGGTTAACAGTATAAATATTATAACATGGCTAATATTACCGTCATACCCGCTACACAAACTCTTAGTAATAGTTTACCTATTATTAATAGTAACTTCAGTAATTTAAACACTGCAGTTGCACAAGTTAGTGCATTGGCTGGTAGTATACCTACTGGGCTGTCAGGCTATAGTGGTATTGTAATACTACAACCCACAGATCAAGTACAAACAAGTAGAGTAACTCTTAATAATAATTTTACTTCATTAAACGCTGCTGTTGTACAAATGAGTGCCGGTTTAGGAGCAGCTTTACTAGGTTCAGGTTACTCAGGTTATAGCGGTTTAACTGGACCTCAAGGTAGCTCTGGTGCTGGTTATTCTGGTTTTAGCGGTTACTCTAGTACAAGCGGTTATTCCGGTATTTCAGGCTATTCTAGTATTTCAGGCTATTCGGGTAAATCAGGCTACAGCGGGTATTCCGGTCCTACTGGTGCACAAGGCGCTACCGGTACAGGGGTGTCAGGTTATACCGGTATTTCTGGTTACACTGGTATATCTGGTTATTCAGGTACTGGTATAAGTGGTTATTCTGGTTTTATAGGTATATCAGGGTACACTGGTATAAGTGGTTACACTGGTATAAGTGGGTATTCAGGGTTTACAGGCATATCAGGTTACACTGGTATAAGTGGTTACTCTGGCGCTGGTACTACATATAATCAAAGTTTAAACACTACTAATAACGTAACATTTCAAAGTGTATCTGCTGTTAGTGTTTCTGCGGTTAGTTTTTATTTAAACGGTGTAGCACTATCAGCAACTGGTGGCGGTGGGGGTGGGGCTTCTGGCTACTCTGGCTTTACTGGTATTAGCGGGTATTCAGGCTATACAGGTATTTCAGGTTATACTGGTATTTCAGGTTACACTGGTATTAGTGGTTATAGTGGTTTTTCAGGCCTTAATGCAATCGCCACAGGTGCGACGTTAAGCGGTGCATTGGTATTAGGTACTACTGGTTACGGTCTTATATCTGCAATTAATTCTTTAACATTACAAGTTTCTGCAGTAAGTGGTAATATAATTTTAACACCAGGACCGTCAGGGGTGATTAACGTAGGAACCTTATCTGCCGCTGGTGGTATATATGCTAATAACACTTTAGGTACGTCAGGTTATGTATTAACTACAACAGGTAACGGCATACAATGGGTATCAACTAGTAGTGTTGCTGGTACCTCAGGATATTCAGGCTACTCTGGTATTAGCGGCTACTCAGGATACACCGGTATATCAGGTTATACGGGTATTAGTGGTTACTCAGGATACACTGGTATATCTGGTTACACTGGTATATCAGGGTATACAGGTATTAGCGGTTATAGCGGTATTTCAGGAGCAAGTGCGTTAGCAAGCGCTACAGTAAGTGGTTCATTGACTGTAGGTACCACTGGAGTTGGTTATATTTCAGCTGCTAATGCTTTAAGTATTTCAGTATCTGCTGTAAACGGCAATATTAACATCACACCTGGTATTAGTGGTTTTGTAAGTATTACAACCTTATCCGCTAATGCGATTTCAGCTTCTAGTATTACTCTAAACAACTTATCAATTAATCCTCAGAGAACTAATTTTTATTGGAACAGTATAGTAAACGGTAGCCCTACTACAGTTGGCGGTTCACTCAGCGGTAGTAACACTAGCTTTATTAGTAACAACTACGGTGTACAGTTAACCCCTGCTACTAACAGTTATACCGGGTTTGTTGTATGGAACATACCTCAGATAAATTACACAACAGATTTCACAGTACAAACCAGTTTTACAAGTTTTGGTGGTTCGGGTGCAGACGGCCCGTACGTATTAATAGGTAGTGCATTAAGCGCTTTACCATTTGGTAACCCTAATCTTTCTCAATTTGTTGGTTTAAGCGCGGTGGGCTTACAAGTACACTTTTATAGTGCTGCAGAACAGTTTGAAGCAAGTTGGAACGGCAACACAAATACGTTAAATATACCGTTTAATCCTACAGGGCAAACCAGTAGTTCTGGTAGTGTAACAGTATACAACTCCAGTGCATCTACGGTGAGTGCATCCACATTCTATACATTAAAGTTAGAGTTTAGAACAATAGGTAGTAGCCGTTATATGGATTTTTACTTAAATAATAACCTACAAGGTAGCTTTAACATAACAGGCCTTAACTTTGGCGGTACATATTGCGCAGTCGGTGCTTATACAGGTGGTTCTACTTCAAACAACTATTGTAGAAGTTTCCGTATAGATCAGTAATATAATGTATGATAATAGGAAATATTAGTACAGGTAATACCGTTTTTTACGATGTCACCCCAGTACCTACATTAGCAGGTAGCTTATTATTTACAGGGGGCAGTACTAGCCACGGTGGTTCATATTTAAGTCTCAGTCCAGGTATATCTATAGCTGGTGGTGCCTACACTATTGAAGGCTGGTTTCAATTACCTAATTTTACTAACGCTTACGGTATAATGGGTGCTAATGCTGTATGGGGTTTGAGTTTATTTGTTACTAACTCTACCACCATAACCACAGATAGTTATGGCGGTCACGGGCAGTTTTCATATACAGTTCCTACGATGAGTATAAACAAGTGGTATTATTTTGCTTTAACAAGAAATAGTAGTAATCAAGAAACGCTATTTCTTGGAAGTACACCAGGTCTTTCTGCAGCTAGAAGTTCATCTGGTGTGCAAACAAATACTATAAATTACTATACGTCATCAAACCCTACTAACGATATTGGAACATATTACGGACAAGAATGGCCGGGTTATATGACTAATTTGAGAGTTGTAGTCGGTTCAAATGTTTATGACCCAACACAAACAAGTATTACAGCACCGAACGCTCCATTAACCGCTATAACTAATACTCAATATTTAATGTTAGGTGGTGCAGTAACAACTGATAGTAGCGGAATACAAACAGTAACAAGTCACGGTACAATAACTCAATCATCAACAAAGCCGTTCTAATATGTATATAAACAATCTTACTGCAATAAACGAAACCTTTGTTGAATATACCCCTGTATATACCGGTACAGATGCTATATTGAATGCGTTAGTTACTGCATCTAGTATTTCTGCTTATAATGCAGCTGCAATAGGTACTTGGGTAACTGTTACAAGCGCTGATTACTTTAGTGTTATAAACAATGTTGCAGGTGCAACAACAGCCGGTATGCTGGCACGAGAGTTATCATCTACGTATAACAACTCGTTTGCATCTAACTATGCTACTATTACAAACTCTGTTTATTCTTCTGCAGCTGGCGGTACATACTTTATTGCATTTGCTGCAAGGCCAGCCGGTGCTAATGCTACCGTTTGGCCGTTGTATTCGTATACCTGGGAAGGTACATATTATAGTATATTAAGTGCACAAGGTAATGGCAGCAACACTACAACTAATACATATTGGGTAAATAAGAAACCTACAATGAATCTTTCAGCTACTGGGTATGTAGCTGTAGGTATGAACACAAATGCAAGTTGGTATAATAATAATACCGATCCAGATTATATAGCTGCATACAGTGCTCCAGGTAACCAACATATTACCACACCCCCAGGTAGTGCGTACTGGACTGGCCCGTGGACATCATATGCAGCTGCGTATCCGTACTTCCAGATAGTAGGCACAACAACAAAGCAGTGGTAATTTAATAAATCCAGTATATAATAACAGCTAACAGTGTAAATATTAACAATGGCACAGAATCAACCAAATTACTTTTCAAAAGCATTTAACAATTTTGTTAACAAAATGCCATATGCCGGTAACACTACCGTGATCGACAATATTGGAGAAATAAATCCAAAGTTCGAGACGTTCATGAAAATCGGAACGACTCAGCAGGAAAGAAACTTAAAACAAGCAGTTTCTATAGTACAAGACCCTAACAACCCGATTAATAATTTAAACGGAGTAATGGTTGATAAGGGGTACCATGATTATCTTTATGCTTTAATTGATACTGATAAAGCAAAGAGAGTAGCTGATTACCGTATTATGGCTTCTTATGCAGAAATTAGTCATGCATTAGATGAAATGTGTGATGAAGCTATAGTTAAAGATGAAAGAGGTCAGTACGCTCAGCTTACTATTAACGAAAAAATAGATGATATTCAAAAGAAAGAACTTTTGAAAAACTTTCATCAAATTATGGATATGTTCAACCTTGAAAATAGAGGTTGGGAGTATTTCAGAACGCTTTTAATTGATGCTGAAATATTTTTTGAAAACGTAATCAATGAAGATAATAAGGATGCGGGTATTATTAGTTTAGTGCAAATACCTACAGAGCATATTAACCCAATTTTTGATAATGTTCAGAATATGATCATTAAAGGGTACTTGTTAAAGAAACCAGTACCACAAGATCATAAAACTGGAGGAATGAATCAAAACAACAGAGGTCCTTCAGGTGGTCCTAAGAAAGATGGAATGGAATTAATTCCATTAGAACGTCATCAAGTCACGTATTTTCATTCTCATATGTGGAATGAAAACAAAACAATTCGTTTACCTTATTTAGAGGTTGCTCGTCGTGCATATAAACAACTTTCGTTAATTGAAGACAGTATTGTAGTTTATCGCTTAGTAAGAGCACCAGAACGTTTAGCATTTTACGTTGATGTAGGTAATATGCCTTCTGCAAAAGCTGAAGCATACCTAAAACGTTTAATGCAAAATTACTGGTCTAAGAGAACATATGATTCCAATCAAGGTGGTAATATTAATGTTTACGACCCACAAAGTATGTTAGACAGTTATTGGTTTGCTCGTCGTCAAGGAGAGCAAGGTACTAAAGTCGAAACATTAAAAGGTGGTCAGAACTTAGGTCAATTAGACGATTTAAATTACTTTGTAAAGAAACTATACAAAGCACTACGCGTACCAAGCACAAGATTAACACCAGATACAAAGTTTGCTGATGGAGCTGAAATATTAAGGGAAGAACTTAAGTTTGCTAAACTTATCATTAGATTACAAAGACATTTTGCATCTACTATTAAAGACACGTATATCACTCACTTAAAGTTAAAGGGTTTATGGAGTGATTATAAGCTTAAAGAAAGTGATATAAACGTATCTCTTAACCCACCTTCTCACTTCTCAGCAATGAGAGACCAGCAGTTAATGGACTTAAAGTTTAACAATTTTAAATCTGCTACTCAAGTGGAAAACACAATTTCAAAAACATACGCTCTTAAGAAGTATATGAATTGGACAGACGATGAAGTACTTGCTAATAGAGGTTGGTTAAAGAAGGATGCTGAATTTAATTGGGAAGTTACACAGATTACCAATTTAGGTAAAAATTGGAAAGAAGCCTTAACAGCGGGTGGTCCCGGCGCAGAAGCTGGAGCAGCAGCTGGTGGCGGTGGCGGAGCAGCCCCTGGAGCTGGTAGTGCACCAGCATTTGGTCCTGGTCCAGCGCCTGAGGCTGGAGCCGGTGCAGAAGCCGGAGCTGGTACACCTGGAGCAGCGGCTGCTGCACCTACACCTGCAGGTGGTGGCGGAAGCGCATTACCACCAGCTTAATAAAAAAACCCAGAAATAACTTTGGTTAGCCTAAGTATATGTATGGTTGGCATATACAAACTTAACTTACCAGGTGGATATTATTACATTGGTTCCTCTACTAATATACAGAAAAGAACTGATACACATTTACAATTATTAAGAGATAATAAACATATAAATCCATTTTTACAAAATGTTTATAATAAGCATAAAGACTGTACTGTAGTTGTACTTGAAGAGGTAAACGAAAATGTTCTTCTCGAAACCGAACAGAAATATTTAAACACATATTATGGAAAAGAAGGATGCTTGAATATGTGCCCTACCGCAAATAAACCGCCTGTACGTGGCAAACAAAAACCTAGTACCAAGAAAAAAATATCTAAAAGTAAAAAGGGCTGGCGACCTACCGAAGAGATAATATATAATATGACGATTGCTGCTCGCAAACGAGTTTCTAACCCTAGTGTAATAGAAAATATGAAACTTGCTTTTAGAAATCGGGCCAATAAAAGAAAAGCTTTTTATTTAATATATAACAATATTGAGCAAGGCCCTTTTTACTCTAGTAAAGACTGTAAAGAAAAAACTAAATGTAATATAAGCATAGCTAGTATCTATAGTTTATGCACAGGACAATTTAAGCAAATAAAAGGTTATACAGTGAGGTTAACCGAGGAAAAATAGAGGCGGTGTTTGATCTTCCTGTCTACCGCTTTTCAATTCATCTTCAAGAGCTTTCTTTTCTTCAGTACCCTGTCTCATTAGTTCTTGATACTGTAACGTACCACTACCAAAGAGTTGTGTACCACCGAATTTACCACGGGTATTAGCTATCGCGATCTTTATTAATGCTTTAGCATATTCCATTACCCAACGCTCTTTTACTAAATCTTTAATCGGTCTTTCTAGATAAACACCGACACATGCAAAATAGCGATTATTCATAGGTAAGTTAGGTTCAGGTGCAATTCTTAATACCTGCGTACGCGGGTCAAAACGTACGTACTGCTTCATTGCAAATAACTTCTCACGGGTTTTTAACCAATCTTTCAATACGTGCCAAGTAATCAAGTCGAATGCTTTACTACCTAATGAATACGCAAAATGCATTTGTTGTGCTAATGATTGCTCAATAGTAAACAACGTATTAACACCTTCGTTTGTACCTTCTTGGAAATTGTATATATCTATTACTTTTCTATAAGAATTTAAATCATAATCCCAACCGGTTTGAAATGTTGAACTTAAAGAAGAAAGTTCAGGGGTATAATTAATTAAAGTGTCTAATCTAATACCTTGACCTGATGTATAAAGACTTGAATCAAATATTAACAACTCTTCCGTACCAGGTGTAAAGCGTGTAAACTGCTCAATCGCGTAAGCAATCATATCATACGCTGCATTACAAGCAATTTCAAGATTGATTAACGGTGCACCAAGCTGGAAAAAGATACGCTCAGCTAGCATATCATAGCTTTGAATACGGCTATTTAAATTAGTAGAAAGAAATGCTGCAGGACCTACAGTAGGATTGCTGTTATAAGGTGCAACATATTTTTGCTGTGAAAAGGAATACGTACTACCAGGTAAAGCAGCGCCCTGATTTACTTTTACTGTTACAAGGGTTGTACCTTGCCCGGTTAAAGCTTGTACAATACTGTTATTTAACCCATTACCGTTAGCATACCAACCGGACTGTACTTGATTTAAATTAGGAGCAGATGGTCCATTTGGATCCCATTGATTAGTTGCAGATGCAGAAAAACCACTAGCACTAAAAAAGTTTAAGTAAGCACCACTTACACTATTTACATTAGTGTAGAGAATGGTTGGATTGTAGTCGTATGCCATACCTATACTTAGGAGGCCTTAAGCACTGGTAGTACCAATTTTAATAGTTCTTCTGCTGTAACAAATACGTTTTCGTTATATACTATATCCCACCAAAATCCGAATTGATCAGGTCTTAGATATGCTCTATCTTTAAGTACATTAGTATTTTGTTTATAACCATATATATTTGGGTCTGACATTCCAAATATAACAAATCCGTTTGGTATTTTATAGTACGAACAAAAATGATTAAAGAAATTGTCTACTGAAAACCATCCATCACAGTCTTGTACTACTTTTAATAACTCTTCTTGAGAAAGATTATGTTTAATAGAAGTTACACCTTTTAATATAGATTCTCCAGTTACACCTACTTGTATTATTTCAATATCTGGTATTTTTGCTTTAAGCAATTTTATAAATTGCTCCCAATAAGGATAATTTTTAGGGTTTCTACCGTCATGTCCTTTGCAAAGTTTTTCCTTAGGTAGTTTTTGTGAATACGGGCTTATTACAATTTTCATAGATATATTTTCTTATATGCGTCTACAACACTTTCTTTCCAGTTTCTATCGAACATGTATTTGTATACGTTTTGTGCATCTTGATTGACAAATGCGGCCCCTTCAGCTAAGGAACAAAGCTTAATACGTTCGTCTTTTATGTCCCAGAATGTGTCTGGATAGCAACAAGCTATTACTATTTTATGATCTTTATATTTTTCCATTATTTCAGATAATATAGATTTAAACATATAATGATCTCCTCTACCGCTGTCCAAGTAAAAGAACTTGTAGTTAGTAGGGTTTATTTTCCACTGATTTAATTTATTGTGGAATACGAGTTCATCGTTTTGTGACATTCTATTATCACTCTCACTACGTATACCGCCAGACTGATAATGGAAATGCCATGTTGTCAAGCCTAATACTGCCATCAATTTCCACCCAGATCGGTGCATTTCATATGTAAAGATAGTTTCTTCTCTATGACCTTTCCTGGAAAGAGACATTTCATAGCCGTGCTTTGCAGCAGCAACCCTATACAAAAACGTGCTACCTTGCAAATGATCTACTTCTTTTACTTCTAGGTCTTTTCTAAAATTCCATTGCTCATTTAATCCTAAAAATAGGTCTTCTATTTTGTTAGAAGCTAAAGAAGAGTTAAACGCGTTCTTTGGGTCTACTATAGAAGGACCAACTGCACCTATATTTTTATCTGATTCAATTGTTTTATGTAGTACCTCTAAAGTATCCGGTAATAACATATTATCATCATCAATACGCCACAAATATGTAGTATCGCACTTTCTACGCGCTGTCTCATGGTTGTATACTTGACCGTTTCTTGCTCCTGGCTCCCAAAACCATTGTATGCCTGAGCATAATAGTGCAGCTAACACATTGTTAAGTACATCATTCTTACGCGGATCATCAAAATTATCGTTATCATCGTAAATGTACACCTTGCCTGGTTTCTTGTTTTGACTTAAAATAGATGACAAAACAAGAGGTAAAGTTGTACTATTACGACCACGAGTGGACATCGTAGCGGTTACATCATTAAGTATCATTATCTTTATTTTACGTTAAATTACTAAAAATACAAGTAATTACACATAGTTTTTTGATAAGATTGCATAAGTATAATCAATGTTTTACAAACTTATAACTCAGACCCCTATCTGCGAAGGTCTAGATTATTTAATCGAAGAAGGCAATAAAGACAAGCCTGCAAACATATATGTTTCCGGCGTTTATATGGTAGCGGAAGAAAAAAACCGTAACAATCGTATTTATAGTGCTGAAGAAATGGCAAAAGAGGTTGCACGTTATAACGAAGAATTTGTCAAGACAAACAGAGCTTTAGGTGAACTTGAACACCCAAACAGTGCTAATGTTAGCAGTGAAAGAGCGTGTCATCTAATTACTGAACTCCGTATGGAAGGTAATGTAGTAAAAGGTAAAAGCAAGGTACTACGCACCCCACTAGGAGAAATCATGAGATCTCTAGTTATGGATGGTGTTAAGATGGGCATGAGCTCGAGAGCTTTAGGTACAGTAGAAGAACGTGGCGGAGTAAACCATGTTAGTAACATGAAACTTATTACAATCGATGCTGTAGCTGATCCTTCTGCTCCTGGCGCATTTGTAAACGGTATTCTCGAATCCAAATCATTTATTATTAAACAAGACGGTCGTTATGAAGAATTTTACGATACGTTTGAAAACAAGCTTAGTTCTTTACCTAAGAAGGATGTAGATCTTTACTTAAGAGAGCACATTATTCGCTTTATTAACAATCTTAAATAATATGAACCAAAAGAATCAAATCGCGAGATTTATTAAGCACGTAGTTGATAATAATTACGCAGCTGCTAATTCTACATTACAATCAGTAATCAACGAAAAGCTAAAAAACCGTATCCAGAAAGCGGATGCATCACTAGCAAACAAAAGCAACAAAAAATCCTAATAATAAGGTACAATTTACTAAATATTTAATACGATATGAGCCAAGACATTTCCACAATTCTTAAAGAGGCAACAAAAGACCTCCTTTCCGAGGAATCGCTAAAAGCAGTTTCTGAAGCTGTTGAAGCAAAGGTTACCCTCGCTGTTGAAGCTGCTTTAGTCCAACAAGACGAAGAGTACTCTTCAAAACTTGAAAAAGTTCTAGAAGCTATTGATGCTGATCATACAGCAAAGCTCGAAAAGATTGTAACTCGTATCGACGATGTACATGCTGCTCAATTTGAGAAAGCATTAAAGAAGATTGATGAAGATCACTCTGAAAAACTTCAAAAGCTTGTAAAGCTTTATGAAGGTGCATTAAAGAACGGTGCTGATGATTTTAAGAAGACAGTTGTTGAAAATGTTTCATCATACCTTGAACTTTATCTTGATAAAGCAATTCCTGCTCAACAAATTCAAGAAGCTACACAAAACACTCGCAACTCAAAGATCGTTGAAGAGATTAAACGTTTAGTAAGCTTAGACGAAACATTTGTTAATGAAAGCATCAAAGAAGCTTTATTAGATGGAAAGAAGCAAATTGACGAAGCTAATGCAAAAGCTGCTGAAGCTGCAAAGAGCGCACAATTACTAAATGAAAAAGTTGAAAGACTTGAAACAAATCTTCTTTTAGAAAGAAAAGTTGCAACCCTTCCTGCTAATAAAAAGAGTTACGTACAACGCGTACTTGCAGAAAAAAGTGCTGCATACATCAACGAAAACTTCAATTATGTAGTTGAAATGTTTGACAAGAGAGAAGATGAAAAACTTCAAGAACTTAAAGAATCCACAAAACCAAAAACTCAGGGAGTGGATGTAGTTACAGAAGGAGCTTCAGTAAAGCGTAGTACAAAATCCTACAGTACTGCTGAAGAAGATACTGGTGAAAAGTTTGTAGCAGAGTCTTACGTATCATTACTTAAGAATAAATTAGTTTAATAAAAAATCTGATTTTTTTATCCCAAAGCCCGAGAAATCGGGCTTTTTTTTGTAAGTATATCTACATGTTGAAGTTCTGTTAAGAACTTGAGGTAATGTTAGTTTATAAAAAATTATTAGTTATGAAACAAATCAAACCTTCACAATCCTATATCGATAAGGATCGCGCAAGCCAACTTTTAAAGAAGTGGGCACCATTGCTTGAGCATGCTGATGAAGCAACTCCAGCAATCAAAGACGATCACACAAAGCTAAACACTGCTATTCTTCTTGAAAATCAAGAAAAGTGGTGCTTTGAAACAAACACAACGAACGCAGCTGGTTACGGTGGTTCATTTGGTAACACATATGATCCAACAACAACTGGTAAGTCAAGTGATTTCTATGCTTCAGGTGATGCTCGTCTGCCAAAGATCCTCATCCCTATGATCCGCCGTACTTTCCCAGAATTGATCACAAACGAAATCGTTGGTGTTCAGCCTATGAGTGGTCCTGTTGGTCTAGCATTCGCACTCCGTTATCGTTACGAAAACAATCCATTGGGTGCTACAGCTGGTGATAACCAGTATGGTAACAACACTGCAAATGGTGTTCAAGGTTGGACAAATCAGTTAGCAGACGGCACAGAAGCTGGCTGGAACTACTTAAACACAGCCTTCACAGGTACATCTGCTGCATTCTTATCAGGTGGTCCTTCACAGTTCACAATTCCTGGTCTAGATCAAGGTATTGCTCAACTCTTAGGTAACTTCGAATTAACAAGCAACATCCCACAGATGGTTGTTTCATTCGAAAAGACTGCTGTTGAAGCTGGTACACGTCGTTTAGCAGCTCGTTGGTCCGTTGAACTTGAGCAAGATCTCAAGAACATGAACGGTATCGACATCGACAATGAATTAACGAACGCTATGTCGTACGAAATTCAAGCTGAAATCGACCGTGAAATGATCGTTCGTATGTGCCAAGTTGCCCTCAACGCTGGCTATACACAAGGTTATTCATTCTGGAATGCTGCTTCTGCAGATGGTCGCTGGATCGGTGAACGTAACCGTGACTTCTATGCTCGTGTAGTAGTAGAAGCTAACCGTGTTGCTATCCGTAACCGTCGTGGCGCTGCAAACTTCATTGTTGCTACACCTCGTGTTTGCGCAATGTTAGAAATGCTTCCTGAGTTCCAATGGTTCGCAGTACAAGGTAATGTAAACACACAACCAGTTGGTATTGCTAAAGTTGGTACAGTCGGTGGACGCTTCAGCGTTTATCGTGATACACGTACAGAAGCTCAATACCAAGTAGGTACTCGTGCAACTGCTCTCGAATATTGCTTATTAGGCTATAAGGGTGCAGAATATTATGATACCGGTATTGTTTACTGCCCATACATTCCTGTATTGGTACAACGTACAGTTGGTCCTAATGACTTCAGCCCACGTGTTGGTTTAATGACCCGTTATGGCGTTATTGACCATATCTTTGGTGCAAGTCTTTACTACCACCTCATCATCGTTTCCGGCTTAGGTCAGGCTTTTGTTCCTGGTACAGCTGCTACAATGCTATAATAAGCGTTGTACGAACGGTAAAACGTTTAAAACAAAGAACCCGCCTAGCAATAGGCGGGTTTCTTATTGATTAAAATAAATTAAAACTTATTCGTGACAGTGCCATTTGCGTAAAGCTAATGCTTTACGAGTTGGTTTACCGTTTGGTTTCTTCATTGGACCTTTTACACCACTCATACGAGCACAAAAACTCTTACGACGTTTAGCTGCTTTACTACCTGGTTTTAACTTGCTTGGCTTAGTAGTAACCGCCATTGATAAATGCGAACCAGGATGTGCTCTACGATAACTAGCAATACCTTTACGGTTAAGACCTCCAGAAGGAGATTTACCAGCTTTCTTTTGCCAGGTAGGTGCGTGTCCCTCTACTGGAAAGGTATCCGTAAACTCTTTTAATAGTTCATTTACTTTTGAATCAAACTGGTTAAACATATATATTATTTAGTTTCTCGAGTAAATAATAACAGATGAGTAAGAAAAAACGCCTGCAAAAACAGAAGTTAGCTCAACAAAGTCAAAATAACGCACCTGCTACTAAAGACAAGAGTCTTTTAGTACATCAGGCCGATAAATTAGAAAGACCGGTACAGATTCGACAAAGACCGGATTTGACAAATAAACAAAAAGAATTTCTCAAACTAGCTTTAGATAACCATACTAAGATTGTTTTTATTACCGGACCTTCTGGTAGTAGTAAGAGCTTTCTAGCAACGTTGGTTGCTTTGGAATTATTAAACCTAAAAAAGGTTTCTGACTTAATATATATTCGTAGTATAGTTGAGAGTTCAGATAATAAAATGGGATATCTCCCGGGAGACGCTGCTGAAAAGCTATCTCCATATCTAGAACCTTTAATGGAGAAGCTTGATGAGTTACTCTGTAAAGCAGATATTAATATGCTTATGAAAGAAAACCGTATTGAAGGTAAACCAACAGGATATCTTCGCGGTCTTTCTTGGAACGCTAAAGCTATTATTATGGACGAAGCTCAAAATAGTACCTTTAGAGAGCTTACAACGTTATTAACTCGTGTGGGTCAATTTAGTAAATTGTTTATATGCGGCGATCCAATGCAATCCGATATTAACGGTAAATCAGGATTTGAAAAAATGTGTAACGTTTTTAACGATAATGAAAGCCGTGAAAAAGGTATCCACGTTTTTACATTAACAGAAGCAGATATTGTACGTAGTGAAATTGTACGATATATAGTAAAAAAGTTAGAATTATATAATAAGAAGAACTAACTTTTATAACTCAGTCAAGTACACTGGCGAAAGAAAAATATTTTTTTCTTAGAGATAAAAATGTAAAAACATTTACAATACGTAAATAATATTCCCTGTAACTAAAACTATGATATTCAACGAACAAATCTCTCGTAAACCTAATCACTATCCTTGGACAGAGGAATTTATCGAATCCATGCATAATGGCTTTTGGACTCATAAAGAGTTTAGTTTTAAGTCAGATGTACAGCAGTTTAAAGTTAAGCTAAATGATCAAGAAAGAGAGATTATCATCCGTACTTTATCCGCTATTGGTCAGATTGAAGTAGCGGTGAAAACGTTTTGGGCTAAGCTTGGTGAAAACCTACCGCACCCATCTTTACAGGATCTCGGCTACGTAATGGCTAATACAGAAGTAATTCATAACAATGCTTATGAAAGACTACTCACTGTACTTGGTCTTGAAGATATATTTGAAGAAAATCTTAAACTGGAATGGATACAAGGTCGTGTGAAGTATCTTAAAAAGTACACACATCGTTACTATAAAGACTCTAAGAAGCAATACCTTTACGCACTTATACTCTTTACTCTATTTGTAGAGAATGTTTCATTAATGAGCCAGTTTTATATTATTAACTGGTTTGCGCGTAATAAAAACGTACTTAAGGATACCGACCAACAAGTAAAATACACTCGCAATGAAGAACATATTCATGCTTTAGTTGGTATGAAGATCGTTAACACTATTAGAGAAGAGTATCCAGAGCTCTTTGATGACGAGCTTGTAGAGAGGGTCCTCGCTGAAGCTAAAGAAGCATATGAAAGTGAAGCAAAGATCATTGATTGGATGGTTAATGGTATCAATGAAGACGGATTAACTGCAGCTCATCTTAAAGAGTTCGTAAAAGACCGTATCAATGAATCTCTTAAAGGTATCGGCTTCCCAGAGGTGTATGAAACGGATTCTAAGCTTCTCAAAGATATTTCCTGGTTTAACGAAGAATTACTCGGTAACAATATGACCGACTTCTTCCATTCTCGTCCTGTAGAGTACTCTAAAAAGTCACAAAGCTTTTCAGAAGACGATTTATTTTAATAAAAAGTATAGTATAATATATAAAAATGAGTAACAAGAACATTTACTGGCTGAATAGCGACTCTCGCAAGTTCCTTGAACGCGGTTACCTCCTGGACGGAGAAACTGCTGAACAACGTATCAGGGATATAGCTGAAAAAGCTGAAGAGTATCTTAAATTAAAAGGTTTTGCAGATAAGTTTGAAAGCTATATGCACCAAGGTTTTTATTCCTTGGCTTCTCCTATCTGGTCAAACTTCGGTCGTAACCGTGGCTTGCCTATTTCTTGCTTTGGTTCATACATTGATGATGATATGGATGCTATTCTGTATAAGATTTCAGAAATAGGTACTATGTCAAAAGCGGGTGGTGGTACATCTGCTTACTTCGGTAAAATACGTCCACGTGGTGCACCTATTTCATCTGGCGGGGAATCTACTGGTGTGCATCATCAGTTAACTGTATTTGAAACGTTAACAGACTATATCTCACAAGGTAATGTACGTAGAGGTTCATTTGCTGCGTATCTACCTATCGAACATAAAGACGTTGAAGAATTCTTAAAGATTAGAAGCGAAGGCGACGATATACAAAACCTTTCTATCGGTGTTTGTGTAACTGATGAATGGTTAAAGTCTATGATTGAAGGCGATAAAGAAAAACGCCGTATCTGGGGCTTAGTTATTAAGAAACGCTTTGAATCTGGCTATCCTTATATCTTCTTTACTGATAACGCTAACAACCAGGCACCACAAGTATATAAAGATAAGAACATTAAGATCAATCAAAGTAATCTCTGTACAGAGATTATGCTATCAAACGATAACGAAGAATCGTTTGTTTGCGATTTATCTTCTCTTAACTTTGAGCAATGGGACAACTGGAAGAATACCGATGCAGTAGAAACATTAGTATACTTCCTTGATGCGGTAATGACTGAGTTTATTAATAAGACTGAGAAGATGAAGTTTATGGTACACCCAAGAAACTTTGCTATTAATCAGCGCGCACTCGGTATTGGCGCTCTTGGTTGGCATACATATCTTCAATCTAAAATGATTGGGTTCGAGACAATGGAAGCAAAGCTACTCAATACTCAAATATGGAGCTTTGTTCGTAAGAAAGCAGATGCTGCTACCGCACAAATGGCTGTAGAGTACGGGGAACCACTTCTACTTAAAGGCTATGGCCGTCGTAATGTAACTACACTAGCTGTAGCGCCTACTACTTCTAGTTCGTTTATTCTAGGTCAAGCTTCTCCTTCAGTTGAACCTCTTAACTCTAACTACTTTGTAAAAGACTTAGCTAAGGGTAAGTTCACATACAAGAACCCTTATCTCGAGGCTTTACTTGAAACAAAGAAAAAGAATACAGAAGGGGTATGGAAGTCTATACTTGTAAAGGGTGGTTCGGTACAACATCTTGAGTTCCTCACACCAGAAGAAAAAGGTGTGTTTAAGACCTTTGGCGAAATTAGTCAGAAAGAAATAGTAATTCAGGCTGCTGCTCGTCAAAAGTATATTGACCAAGGTCAATCATTAAACTTAATGATTCCACCTAGCACTAAACCAAAAGATGTTAACGAACTAATAGTATTTGCTTGGGAGAGCG